AGAAGGCGCTAAAGCGTTTGCAAGAGCGCTTTATTGAACACCTTATGGAGCGTCAACTTCATCTAAGGGGAGACTTGTGAATATCCTTTTGACTGGTGCGACCGGAACGTTCGGTAAAGCGTTCCTCCGATATGTTTTAGCGGATAGACGTGTCGACGTAAATAGACTCGCCGCCTTCGCTCGTTCTGAGTCGCGGCTTGCGTTGCTGAACGAACAGTATGGAGCGCATGAAGCGTTCAGACCGTTTCTTGGCGACGTGCGAGATGAACGCCGCCTTCGTGATGCGTGTGCCGGTGTCGATGTAGTCATCCACGCTGCAGCGCTGAAGCGGGTTGATGATGGCGCGTACAACCCGTTAGAGATGCACAAGACCAACGTGCAGGGCAGTATTAACGTGGCTAATGCTGCAAGAGAGGTTGGCGTAAAGAAGGTCATTTTAATTTCGTCAGACAAAGCGGTCGCGCCAATTAATACGTATGGCGCGAGCAAGTACCAAGCGGAAAACTGTTTACGAGAATTGAACAGCCATGCCGCACCTGTCGGCACGTCCATCTCTTGTGTGAGGTATGGGAACGTCTTAGCGAGTACCGGAAGTGTCTTAACAGTATGGCGTCGACAGATAAAAGCTGGTCGCCCGTTAACCGTGACCGACAAGACGATGACTCGGTTTTGGTTGACAGCAAACGAAGCGGTCGAGCATGTCTTTCGGTCGCTAGAGTTAATGCACGGTGGAGAAATCTTTATTCCGAAGATTAGAAGTTCAAGTATCAAAACGTTGGCAGAGGCGTTCCATCCTCAAGGGAAGGTGTCGATTGTTGGTAAGCGTGTCGGCGGAGAGAAGCTACACGAGGCGCTCATCAATACTGACGAACACGAGCGTGCCATCGCTCAAAAAGGAGTCATCGTTATCCCGCCAGCCGTTCAGGGGACGCGACTGAGTTGGACGAGGCATGAATGGGTTAGCGACAACTCGACAAGTGTGCCGAACCCTTATGCTAGTTCTAATCCAAGCTTGTGCGATATGACAACGGTGGACCTTCATGCGTTGTTGGTTAGCGCAACAGGAGAAGCAATATGAAGGCGGCTGTTGTCGGGTTAGGATCGATGGGCCGTCGCTATGCCGACATCCTTCTTGAGCATCCAGATGAGCCTGACATCGCGCTATGCGACTCGCTTGTCGAGCCGGATATAAAACAACCAAAAGATTTTCCTCATCGTGAGGTTTCGTTTTTTCAAGAGTACGACCGCCTCCTAAAGAACTTTGTACCCGACGTTATATTTATTGCAACGCCAGCGCGTTCTCATCTTGGGATGGCTATGCAAGCTCGGGCGAGAGATAAGAGGTGCGCCATCTTGATACAGAAGCCGTTAAGCGATACCGACCTAACAGACGAACAGGTTAGATGGTGCGTGGAAGAATCGGGGTTAATTTCCGTCGGCTATAACTGGCGCTTCCATACGTTAGTTCAGCACCTACATGGCATCAAAAATAATATTGAAGACATTACCTTTTTCGTCGCGTCCGATATGAGGAACTGGCCCGGAAAAGACTACGCCGATCCACTACGGGAGTTCTCGCACGACATCGACCTCGTGAGCCACCTCACCACTAACGCGCATGTCACACAAGTTACTGAACGCAAGGCGTGGCACGGGAACGAACGCATCCACATACGAGGCGAACACGACCACGGGACATGGCGTGTCATTGTGTCTCCGTTTGAAAAACCGACAAGATGGTGTCGCGTTAAATTAAACGACGGGCTACGTTTAAATAAGCGCATGGCGTTAACACACGACGACCTCATGTCGCTCTACTTACAAGAGGCGCACGAGCTTATTGTGGCGTGGACAGACGGACGCGGTCCGGAAGACTTGACCTGTCCGTTAACTGACGCACTCCGTACCACGTTACTTGTCGACCGGATAGGAACGATGGTGATAAAGAACACAAGCTTTGATGGAGTTGTGATGTGATGGTTTATGTGATTGCCGAAGCTGGCGCCTGTGGCGACGGGGACCTCGCGAAGATGATTCGACAAGTTAACGAGGCCGCGTCGAGTGGGGCGAACGCTGTTAAGTTTCAATACATGAGCAACGCGTTAAAGGTAGCGGAACGCCGACACGCAACTGAAGACGGGTACCAAGAACTGTATCGAAAGTATTGCGAATGGCCTCGTGAGTGGCACGGCGACTTGCAGAGCGCGTGTGTGTCTGCCGGCGTCGACTATATGTGTTCTGTATATCTAAAAGAGGACGTCTTAACTGTCTCGCCATACGTGTCGAACTTTAAGGTGTCGAGCTTCGAAGCTGACGACTACGACCTTCTCAACGCGACAGCAAGAACCATGAGACCTCCACAAAGAATGTTTGTATCGACTGGTATGTGCGGCGATACGGAATACAGAATTCTTGTCGACCGATTCAGGATTGCTATTAACGCTCAAGAGATCGTGTTGATGCATTGTGTTAGTTCGTATCCGACTCCGCTTAGTCAATTAAATCTCAGCGTGCTGTCTAAGTACAAACAGATCACCGGGTTTTCAGATCATTCAGATCCATCCTTTACGTTTACAGGAGCGCTCGCGGTGTCATGTGGCGCAAAGTTTATCGAGGCGCACATGCGACTAGATGACACTGATGTTAGTAATCCAGACGCGCCTCACGCGATGACACCGACACAGTTTGATGAGTACGTTGAACTAATACGGAACGCGGAGTTCGCTATTGGTAGCGGCCGGAAAGGAGAGATGCCATGCGAGAAGTTAATGAAGAGGTACCGAGTGTGACACTTCGCCGCGCAGCAATTGAAGACGTTCGACTCCTGTACGACTGGAGGAACGATACAGGAGTTCGCCTTAAGTCTTTAAACACGGAACCTCTTGACTGGGACGAACATGTCGACTGGTTCACACAGCGATTAGTGCTAACGCACAACGAGACCATCTGGATAGTTGAAGACAGCGATGCCGACCCGTACGGGAGTGGTCGCATCTTACTAACGGACGACGGCTTGGGAATGATTAGCGTTGTGATTGCGCCGGACAAGCGCGGTCAAGGTCTTGGTCGACAGCTTATTGTTCTACTGGCTGACAAGATTCGACAGATGAAGATGGTGCCTGTCGCACGTATCGTTAGAGGAAACGTGGCTTCGTTTAAGGCGTTCACATCGTCCGGCTTTCGCGTTTACGAAGACGACCCTGAGCGAGACTACGTGGAGATGCGGTGGCTTTAGGTTACGAAGTTATTGAGCGCCGCAAACTTCCATCCACAGCGTGGAACGATTACGTCGACGCGCATCCACAAGCGTGGTTCTGGCATCGGGAAGAATGGTTGAACTATTCGCTCGACTATACGAAACACTCAATCGATAAGTCGTTTGCTGTACTTAGGAACGGCGACGTTGTCGGCATCTGTCCAGCCATCACGTGCGGTGTTGAAATTCGTATGGGCGACGATGCGTGTATTGGCCCGTTAGCGTCTTCTCCTGAAGCTACGTGTGAGGTTATAGACGCCATCCGTTCCCGCTTAACGAACTACATTGCGAACTGGAGATGGAATAGGGGTAGAGGAGAGGTTATTACTGGTCCACTCCTTAGCTTGTCGACAGAGCGGTGGGTGTATTTATCGCGATGGCTGACGTCTGTCGTACCGTTAAACGTTGGCGAGAAAGAACGATGGAGAGGCGTGCGAAAGAGTTATCGGTCGTTAATTAACCAATCGAAAGTTCGACACCAGATTGTTCGTAAGGATATGTGGGACGACTACAAGACGTGCCATCAACAATGCGCGACTCGTCCTCGCTCCAATAACACTTACGACCATCAACACGATTGGTTCCGACGTAAGCTTGCACACGTCTATTGTGTTTATGGGGAGCACGATAAGAGTCACCCCGCGTCGGTTATGGTGACCTCAGCGCGAGGCGGCTCTGGTTCGTCGGACTGTTCAAGTCAGTCGCTCTCCACCCTGTCGGCCGCATATGTCATCACCTATAAGAACAGAGCCTACTATGCGAGCGGTCCGTCGCTCGTTAAGAACACGCAACACCGTTTACAGTGGGAGGTCATACAAGACCTGTCCTCGTTAAACGTTCACGACTACGAGCTTGGATGGATTAGCGACGACGGTGTCGGCTTTTTTAAAAGCGGATGGGGACACGAGACTGAAGTAATCGAGAACGTATCTGGTCAGGTTAATTAGTTGTGTCTAGAAAGAATGTAGTCGCTGTCATTCAGGCTCGTCTTGGGAGTAAACGCTTTCCCGGGAAGGCGTTGGAGAAGCTTAGAGGCAAGCCGTTAGTGTTGCATGTATGTGACCGCGTTAAGCGTGTCGAGCGCGTCGACCGAGTGGTCGCGGCTGTTCCATACGGCGACCACGAACTGATTGACGTCTTACGTAAAGGCGGGATGGAGCATATCGTTCTTGGGCCGGAGAACGACGTATTGATACGGATGTGGATGGCGGCCGCAGTTAACCGAGCCGACGTTGTTATGCGTGTTACTGGCGACTGTCCGTTATGGTCGCCTGTTGCTGGCGCGTTAGTTCTTAAGTCGTTTCTGTACGACAAACAACGACGACAGTACTGGTCAAACGATACGCGGATATCTGGTTGGCCCGATGGGACTGACACGGAGGTATTCAGTTTCAATTTACTAAAACAAACTCGGTATGCCAGATCGACTCAACAATCCGACGACCACGAACACGTAACGACGTGGATGCAACGCTTGGAACACGGACGCTGTGGCGTTGTGACTCGCCCGTGGGATGAGGTAAGTAAAATGAAACTCTCTGTTGACGAACCTCAAGACCTAACGCGTGTTATTGAATTTGGAGACGAGGTGATCGAGTAATGCCGTGGGAAGACCATTTTACTAAACACCTGATCGCCGAAAGCCATAACGTGCCAACGTTTTTAGATAAAGCGAAAGCATTAACACCCGGAGGGTCTCAAACAAGTAGTCGACGCCACGGGAAGGTTGGCACTATTGACTATCCGGCCTTCGCAGTCGAAGCCGCAGGCGCGTATATTTACTTCTCAAAAACAGATCGAGCTATCGACCTTGCTGGAGCTAACGCGACATGTCCGTTAGGCGCAAACCATCCTCGCGTTCTTGAGGCTGTCCTTAGTCAACTCGGTAAAGGCGGGACGATGAGTTTGCCGGCCGAGCTTGAGGTTTCTGTATCGGAGCAAATGCTTAACGTTGTTCCGTTTAACGACAGAATGGTCAGGTGGGTGCGTACTGGAAGCGAAGGGATGAGCGCGGCGGTCGCGATTGCGTTACAAGCGACAGGTCGGGCGCGTGTTGGTGTTCGTGTTGGTAGTTATCACGGTTGGCATACGTGGACGCGTGACATCTGCACGCCTATGTCAGAGTCGGCATTACCAGAAAGACGTTTATTAGAAACCTTGGCGGCCTACTGTATCGAGTCGCCGCGATGGACCGAAGTTGATGCCAAGTACAAACGATGGGTGGCATCAATTAGAAAGTTATGCGACGAGACAGGCACGTTGTTAATTTTTGACGACGTTGTTCACGCGTTCCGTTTTGAGTCGGGAGGACTCCAGCAAAGCTCGGGCGTTCCTGCGGACCTCGCGGTCTTTTCTAAGGCGTTAGGAAATGGGATTCCGGTGGCGTGTGTGGTGGGTAAGAAAGACCTCATGCAACAAACCGAATACCGAGTCAGTAGTACGTTTGGTGGAGAGACACTTGGCCTCGCAGCGGCGGGTGCTGTCTTACAACTACACCAGACGCAAGATGTGTGTGGTCAATTGCGACAGGTCGGCGTCGACTTACGAGAACGCCTTCTCGACGCTATCGACGGAACGGGTATTAGACTTGTCGGCTGTCCTCAGCACTTCCGTTTCGAAGCCGACACCGATACACCAGACACGCCTCTTGACGATAGATTTTTAACGGCTTGTATTTACGATAGCCAGCACCCTGTCTTAGTTCACCGTGATGCCAATAACGTAAACCTTGCGATGGACGAATACGTTAGAGAGAACATCGCCGCCACTATTAAACGTGCTGCACATAACTTAGAGAGCGAAGTGTTTCGCTCTCACGAGAGAGGTTCAGATTATGAAGGTGGTTAGTTGCGTTCCCCGTCAGTCGTATTCGTTTGCTGACAAACTTGATTGGCTTGACGCGGCTCTTAAAACTCACAAGCCAGATTTATTTGTAACGCCGCAAGAATACTTCGGCGGAGTCCAACAGATGTTTTTCAAAACTGGCGAACCTCTTAGTTATAAAGCGGAAGACGTTGTTAATCCGATCCACGAACTGGCGAAGAGTTATGACTGCGGTATTGCGTTTGGCGCGGTTATTGATGATCCGTTATTACGGGAACGACGTGAACGTATCTTTGTGGTCGACCCTGCGCGAGGTGTTACAGGAACGTTCGATAAGATGATGCTTCCCGCTTACGACCACATCGACGCCAAAAGCGAAATCGCTATCTCTCCTGAAACGATTTTTAAGAAACGAGCGAGGTCGGCCTACGTGAAAGGTGCGGAGGTGACGATTCTGTTCTGTTGGGAAGTGTGGAGTAATTTTATTTGGCATGCGTTAGCGAAAGCCGATGCTGACTTCGTGTTGAGCATGATTAAGTTTGGTATCGCAGGGTATCCGACGAAAGGAAAAGACGACCAAGGCCGAGCGTGTGTGACCGGTTTTGGTTACGGCGACGACGGTGGATGGCTCAGACGGTTACAGAGTGCGGCTGAGTTCGACGTTGCGGCTCCTATTGTGTGCGCCACGAATAGTTGGGACCAACCAAAGCGCTCTCGACCGCTATGCGGAACAATTTTTCCGTATGACGACGATACGTTGGCCTACCCGCCGAAGGGGAGTCGAGGCACGATTGAAGAGTTGTTTGTTGTTGATGAGATAGATCCGAAGAAGTGTCGGTACAGTCGAGAGAATAAATTTAAGCTGCACGAGGAGACGGGTGAGTGGCCAAGTACTACGGTTCGCGCCAAGACCATGATGTGGAAAGTTAGACGAATGGAACGTAAGTTTGAAGCGTTAGCGACTAACGCGCCAACCGGACCCGTTCTTTCTCGCCGCTCTCGGTCATCACAATTAAAGGGTCGATAGCTTGAGGCTGTATACGGCTGGCGAAAGTGCCACGCACCTTGAACCTCTCATGGTAGGGGTGGGTCTTCGTAATCGACTAGTCAGCTTTGCGTTTAAGCGAGGCAGTCCGTTCCGGTGGTGGGTTAGCGAACGACCAGAAACAGGTGGGCCGCCAGACGGCTCCTCTGTTTTTTTAGATAGCGGAGCGTTCTCCGCGTTAACGCAAAACATAACTATCGATCTCGACACTTACATTAAATGTATTCACACGTATAAAAAGCATCTCGATGTTTATGCGTCCCTCGACGTTATTGGAGACGCGAAAGCGTCGCAGGCGAATACCGATTACATGGAGTCTTGTGGCCTCTGGCCGCTCCCAACGTTCCATCGTGGATCCAAATGGACTGACCTGCACTATATGTGCGAGCGGTATGACCACTTCGCTCTTGGTGGCGTGGCAAGCGAGACAACCAGACGTGAATCGATACAGCCGTGGCTAGACGGCTGTCTATCAATCATTAAAGGGTATTGGCCTCGCCGTATTCACGGCTTCGGCATACAGGCACAGTGGGCGTTAGAGCGCTATCCGTTTTACAGTTCTGACTCGTCATCTGTTGTGATGGCCGCGTCCTTTGGAGGCGTTAATCGATTTCAGAACGGTAAATACTTTTGCACACACTGGAAAGAATACGCTGCCGAAAAAGTTACCTCGTCCATTGTTGATACGGTCGAACAGTCAGCCTATATAGAACGAGAACGCTTAAACGCTATCGCGTTGGTGGCGTTTGAGAAACACCTTACTGAGTTATGGCGCGTTAGGGGTGTCGACTGGGACACGTTAAGTTGATGTTGTTTTATCACGCTGGCACACACGGATTAGATGATGGGTCGAACGAGGTCCTGTTTAAACACGGACTCCGTTCTCGGCTGTTAGCCTATGGAGCTATTCCGGACCAGCACCAACAGTTCTGGTTAGACGACGCGCCCGATAACGCGCAGGTCTTTATCGATAGCGGAGCGTTTAGCGCCCATACACAAGGCAAGCCAGTTTCGTTAACTAAGTATTGTGAGTTCTTAACGAAGTATCCCAACGTGTCTGAATACGCGGCTCTCGACGTTATTGGTGACCCCATGTTGAGTCGTTGTAATACGGAGGAGATGGAAGTGCGCGGCCTTAAACCAATCCCGACGTTTCATAGGGGGTCATCATGGCAAGAGTTACAACGTATTGCGGAACGTTACGAGAGGTTCGCGCTTGGAGGTGTTGCAAGCGAGGGGACAACGCGAGGCGTGTTACAGCCGTGGCTTGATGGGTGCTTTTATTGGATCAAGAAACACTGGCCGCGACGGGTTCATGGTTTTGGAATTCAAGCACAATGGGCGATCGAGAGGTATCCGTTTTACAGTTGCGACTCGACTAACGTTTTAAAGTGCGCGGCCTTTGGAGATATTATTCGGTTTCGTAACGGACGTATCTCTATACGCGACTGGGAGGAAGACGCTAAGAAGACTTTTGATGGTGGCATTATGGGAGGTCCGAACGGAGAGCGGCCTTACTTAGAACGTCAACTGGCAAACCTCGAAGCACTAAATGGCCTTCGGGTTTATGTAACAGAGTTATGGACGAAGCGAGGGGTGACATGGCACGACAAGTAGAAACGCCTTGGAAGAACACGGCTGTCGATAAGCTGATACACGCCGACTGGAATTACAAAGTTGACGATGACGACATGACGACAAAGTTGGTCGCCAATATAAAGCGAAACGGACAAGTCGAAAGTATTTTGGTTCGCAATATGCCTGACGGGGTATTTGAAGTGGTTAATGGGAATCACCGCCTTGTTGCGTTCCAGCAACTCGGTATTAAGGAGGTTATGTGTTTCCACCTTGGTGACATTGACCTGAAGGCCGCGCAACGTTTAGCGATCGAAGTTAACGAAACGGGATTTGATGCAAGTTATCCGGCTCTGGCAAAACTGGTTCGTGATATTGCCGGAGGAGACGATTTTACTGACGACTCGTTAGCTGACCTTGCTGAGACCTTACCGTTCCACCATGACCAACTTAATCACTTCGTGAATCTGGCCGATGTGAATTGGGAACAACAGTATGGGGAACCTGAAGGCGACGGAACGTCCTTACGAAAAGCGCCTCCCGTAAAGCTAACGGAAGAACAGCGTGTTATTTTCAATCGCGCCTGTGCCAAGATTCGCGAGGACGATCGAGACATTTCAGAAGGTCGTTGTCTTGAATTAATTTGTGCCGACTTTTTAGCGGGGGTGTAATGAATTCGACTATCGCAAAAACATTTCACTTTTCAGCAAGCCACATGCTGACAGGATTACGTGGAAGTCATAAGTGTATGAACATGCACGGCCATAACTACGAGGTCGAGGTCGTTATTGAGGGACCGGTTAATTCAAAAACGGGTTTCGTGTTCGATTACGGAGACATGTCTGAAATTGATGACTGGATCCAAGTAAATTTCGACCATGCCCATATCTGTTTTAACGAATCCGAGGCCACGATTGTAAAAGACGCATGTATCGATATTCTAAATTCTCGAAAAGACGATCTGAACGATTACGATGCTCGCGTTTACGTATTGGGACGTTCAGCGTCGGCTGAAAACATTGCTGATGAAATCTTTCAGGCGGCTCGGGCTGTTACTCCGTTAGTAAAATCTGTTCGGGTACGAGAAACGGAGAATACATGGGCGAAGAACCGAAATTAGCCGTTAGTGAAATCTTCGGCCCAACGTTCCAAGGCGAAGGACCGTCTATTGGTCGACCCTGTCTCTTTTTACGTTTGGCGGGATGCAACTTGGCGTGTTCGTGGTGCGATACGCCTTATACGTGGGACTGGAATCGCTACGACAAGTCTAAAGAGGTCTCTCTACGCACCATGTGGTCTGTCATGTCCGAATTACGACGGCTCTCCCGAGTACACCGTCAACCAATCAAGCATCTCGTGATTAGCGGTGGCGAGCCGATGCTTCAAGGGAAGGCGTTAAACACGTTATGCGAATGGCTACGACGAGAGCGCTGGACAACGGAAATAGAAACAGCCGGAACGGTGTTACCGCCATCGCTAACGTTTGTGGACCACTACAATGTGAGTCCCAAGTTATCAAACAGCGATAACCCACTAGAAGCCCGTTATCGACCTGACGTATTAGACCGACTAAACGAAGCGCCATCAAAGGCGTTTAAATTTGTGGTAGAGCAACCAAAAGATTTTAATGAGATTGATGAATTAGTTAACAAGCATGATTTATTTCCCGTCTATGTAATGCCTGAAGGGATTGAAGCGAATCAAATTCACGAACGTCTGGCTGAAATTGCTGACGAGGCTATAAAGCGAAACTATCGAATCACCACGAGGCTACATGTCACGATCTACGGAAACCAGCGCGGAGTTTAACCGGTTAAGGGAACTCGGCCGACAACTGCTAGTCGAGATTGGGGAAGACCCGACGAGAGAGGGGTTACGAGAAACACCTGATCGATTTGCTCGCTATTGGCAGGAGTTTGTAAATTACAACGCCGGTAAACTCGAAACGACGTTCGACAGCGTCAGTATTGACCAAATGGTCATCGTCACAGGAATGCGTGTCTGGTCGTTGTGCGAACATCACCTTCTTCCGTTCTGGTGCGACGTATCGGTTGGCTATATCGCCCAGAAAGAAGTTATCGGCCTTTCTAAAATCGCTCGCATCTGTCATAAGCACGCCCATAAGCTTCAACTTCAGGAGCGCCTCGTTACTGACATTGCAACGGACATTTCCGATATTAGTAAGACGGACAGCGTGGCCGTTATCGCGAGAGGTGTCCATACGTGTATGGCGATGCGAGGCATCAAGTCGGATGGCATAATGGTGTCCTCAGTTATGCGTGGACGCTTTAAAGAGAGCCACGAAACGCGTATGGAGTTCCTCCAACTCTCAAGCACCTAATGCAACACTTCGTTAGCGCCCGATTACTCAAAAAGCGTATTGCCGAACTCGCCTTCGAACTCTCTCAAGACTACGAAGGACAGAACCTCGTTGTTGTTGGTGTCCTGAACGGGAGTTTTATCCTTATGGCCGACCTGATACGAGCGCTCTATACACATCACATCGACCCCGTTGTCGACTTCATTCAAGCGCGAAGCTATACAGGCACACAGCCACGAGACACTCTTACGACCTACGTCGACCTTAGTGTCTCTATTACCAACCAGCACGTGCTCTTGGTAGACGACATTGTGGACACCGGACGAACCATTACACACGTAAAGGAACGGCTTCAACAACACGACCCATCGTCATTAAAAGTATTAAGTTTGATTTATAGAGACACTCGTGGCAGTTTATTCACAGCACCTGAATACTTTGGCTATTTACTACGCGATGGATTCGTCGTGGGGTACGGGATGGACTTGGACGATAAGATGCGTGGTGCTAACGAGTTACGGACAACCGAGAGGTGAGAAATGAAACGCAGGTCTTTAAATGGTGACAGCAAAAAAAGAGACGCTTTAAATTTAACATCCAGAGCAGTACGACCAGAAACACATTTAACATCCAGAGCAGTTGGTCGTTTTAACTATTTAACGATCAGAGCAGACAGCCTTCAACGCCTTATTGGTGAGACGGTTGCGACACGCCTTACATCTTTACGAGGCGAACCCGTTCACTACAGAGCACCGTACGGAGGAGCGACAAGTTCTTAGTGCGGGAGTTATATGAAATAAGTGAACCGCTCACTCGTTACTGTGTAACAAGGCACAACAGGAGTCTTGGCTTGAGATTAATTTAACGTTGAGAGCAGTTAACGTTCAGAGCAGTACCTGTTCACTACCTGTTCACTTCCAAGGCGCGACAGGAGTCTCGGCTTGCGATTAAAAAGAGTGAAGGAAAGAGGTCTCTGTAACGAAGGCGTCCGCTGTCACCCGCGCTCACTCGATGTAAGCCGAGGCCGAGCACTCCTACGTCGAGCCAGAGTGACAACAGGAGTGAAGGTATCGCTCACTCGATATAAGCCCAGCCAAGCACTCCTGCGTCGAGTCAGGAATGAGTCAGGAGTGAGCGTCTAATTTAGCGACCCATTCAATTAAAAGGTCAAGGTCGAACATGAGTTAACAACGGGCTATGTTTGCAAGAGTGAGTAAAGTGAGAGGCTGGACGCTCTATAGGAGGCGCTGGCAACCCTTTAAAAACGACGAGCGTGGCCGAGGTAATGCAAATGGTCGTGAGGGTTTTGCACAGCCTTAAAACGGCGCATATAGCGTTTGTGCGTTTTTGCAGGACTTTTTAGGTAGGGAAGTTGCAGTCGAATGACTGGAGGTTAGCCCGACTCTGGATCGCCAGAAACAAAGGACTTTTATGCGTGGACTCTCGAAACAGTTAAAAACTGCAGACTTTTTAGGTAGCAATCTATTTGCTGTAGTTGCGCTTCTTGCTCACTTTAAGGCCACGACACAGACTGGAGCTTAGGAATGAGCGGATCAAGTGAAGGCGCGACTAAACGAAAGCGCGGTCGCTCACTCTTAAATAATTACGTGACCACAACAGATGTTCGACTCGTGTTAGGAGTTTAAGAGTGAACGAATCAAGCGAAGGCACAACCAAACGAAAGCGCGGTCGTCCGAAGGGAAGTAAGGCACAAGGGAGTGGGGAGTGGAAGCCTATTTTTTTAGCCGCGATGAAGAACCTGCCCGTCGTGAGGGTTGCGTGTGACAAGGCTGGCATCAGTCGAGCCGAGGCATACCGAACACGAACGCGAGACCCGAAGTTTGCGACAGCGTGGGAAGAAGCGAAGGAAGACGGTATCGATGTTCTCGAAGCGTCGTTACATATACGAGCGAGGGAGAAGGATACGATTGCGTCAATCTTTCTTCTGAAGAACCTCCGGCCGAATGTGTTTGGGGAGAACGTCAACGTTAACGTCCAAGGCTCGCTATCGATTGAAGAGGTAGCGAATGCGAGGAAGACACTTAATGCCAAGCTCAAACAAATCTCAAACGTCGTCGCACCCGGAGAGAGACTTATTACTGACTGAGTCCCTTGCGGTTCGCGCTGCGGCCCATACGTATGGTACACAGCGACTGCAAAAATTGAGTTCTGCTGAGGCCGCGCTTTTAAAATACGAATGGGATTTTTGGGCGCGACCGAACCAAAAAGCGCCGGAGGGTGATTGGGGAGTTTGGTTATTAATGACCGGACGTGGCTTTGGAAAGACTCGCGCAGGCGCACAGTGGGCAATCGAACAAGCGAAACGACCGGACACGCATATTGCGATGGTCGGAAGAATTCCGGCTGACGCGAGGGACGTGATGGTCAACGGCGAGAGCGGAATACTCGCAAGCAGTCCACCCGACTTCTTACCGTCTTATACGCCAAGCCAACGTCTACTGAAATGGCCGAACGGGTCAGAGGCGCATTTATACTCGTCAGAAAAACCCGCCGACCTTCGTGGTCCGAACTTTCATTGTGCGTGGATAGATGAGTTGGCGAAATATGATCAAGCGCAAGAGGTATGGGATACGTTGGCGATGGCCGTTCGACTTCCACCCGAACCACGAATAGTCGTAACAACAACGCCTCGTCCAACACCACTTATTAAATCGCTTGTTGAAGACCGCGCGACCCACGTAACACAGGGCAGCATTTACGATAACCGATCAAACTTGAGTGAAAAGTTTTTTGAACGCCTCATCAGAAGATACGAAGGAACGTATCTTGGGCAGCAAGAGCTTGAGGGATTACTAATTAGCGACAGGCCGGGTAGTTTATGGACGCGAGAGGTAATAGAAAAAAATCGCGTTCGAACGCTCCCCTCGGCTCTCTCTCGCGTTGTGGTCGCTATCGACCCTCCCGCGACAGCGTCCGTCGAAACAGCCGAAGCCGGAATCGTCGCTGTCGGTCGCGCTGCCGACGGAATGGCGTACGTCTTAGCGGACGCGAGTATTCACGGGACACCGGACGATTGGGGTCGAGCGGCGATTCGGTTATACGACGAGTTCAAAGCTGACCAAATAGTTGGCGAGGTTAACAATGGCGGAGACATGGTGGGCTTTACCGTTCGCGAGTGCGCCAAAGCGCTCTGTCGCGAAGGCGAACGAAAAAGTTCTGTCGCACCGTACGTGCCAGTCAGAGCGAGTCGCGGGAAGTTAACGCGAGCAGAACCTATCGCCGCACTCTACAGCCAAGGTCGCGTCCGACACTGCGGAATGCTTACTGACCTTGAAGACCAAATGACTAGTTGGGTTCCGGGTGAGAAGTCTCCCGATAGACTTGATGCGTTAGTTTGGGCGATGACCTCGCTCGTTATTTACGGCTCAGACGATATCGAGGTATGGGGTGGCGACAGTAACGACCGGCCGTCTTCCCGTTACGTCGAACGGGTCGCCACAAACCAAGGCACGTGGTTCCCGCCATCCGGAGGGACTCGACTGTGGGGATAAATGTTTCTCTTATTTTAAATGTGTGTTCAGTTTTAATGGCTGGCGCGTCAACTTATCTTGTCTCGCGATTTCAAATGGAAGCGCTCGCGTTGGCGTTCTTGAGCGGAGTTGTCATAACGCTATCGAGTAATTACTCCATCAAGATAAAACCTTTACCGCCTAACAGCGAGGACGAACATGAAGATCGGCCAAGCGTGGAAGTTTCCCGTTAAGTCCTGTCGCGTGTACGACGCCGACACGTTGATGGACCTCGTTGTGGATTTAGGTTTCGGACTGACCATAACTATTACTGGCCGCCTTTACGGAATAAACGCGCCAGAGCTTCGCGGCCCAGAACGCCCAGACGGAATTAAATCGAGAGACTGGATACAGGAACAAATTATCGACGCCGAACAAGTTTTTATCGAGACGCGGCCGTCGCACGAAAAGGCGACAGGGAAGTATGGACGTTGGCTTATTACTGTCTGGGCGGATGGTTGTAATTTAAACGACCGACTCGTCCAACTTGGCTTAGCAAAACGAGCAACGTATTGACCGGACGTGTCATGCGCGGCCTACCGGCTGGCGAATGGAACGAAGCGGATATTCGACACGCTTGCCGGTGCGCTTTCCGTCAAACGGTTAACGTTAACGCCGAAGCATTATTTCTTATTGCGCTCGCACAGTTAACCAAACAGCCTTACGACGTAATCGCTAAAGACACGTTAATGAAACCAAGTAGCGCGAAATGGTTACTCATACAATGTGGCGACGACAGTATTGCGCGCCAAGGCGTTATCCGTATGCAACGCCTTCGACAACGCATCGCACATCGCGTTCTTAGTTTGACGAAACGATAGACAGCGACCATAGTTATAACGACATGCAAACTCCACTTAGCGCACGGTTTAACGCAGCAGCCAAAGCGTTTGTCGGTATCTTTAGCGACAACGCTGCCAGACAGGCGCACGGTCTACTAAGCGGTGTCCTGTCGGGCCAAGGCGACCCTCCGTATCGAGGCGCAACAAACATTCTCGACGCCTATAGCACGATGCCGTGGCTTCGTTCGGTTAGCCAACGCATCGCAACGTCAGTCGCAACATCCGCAACACAATGGAAACTCTACGCGCCGAAGTCAAAAAGAAAACGCGATGCCAGAGTTATTCAACGGACAGCCGGAACGGTTGAACGACAAGCGTTAATTACTAAGGCGGCCGACGACGTTGTTGAAATCGAAAGCCATATCTTGCTCGACGCGTTAAACCAAGCGAACTCATACATGGTGGGGCAGAGCTTATTTAAGGTTACGCAAATCCATCTCGACCTTCTTGGCGAGGCGTTTTGGATTAAGGAACGAAACAGTTTTGGTGCGCCGGTTGAGTTTTGGCCTGTACCGCCTGATTGGGTTCAAGAAACCCCAACACCTGACAACCGAAACTTCCGCGTGAGCTTTAAAGGATGGCAGGGTGAGATTCCGGATACCGAAGTGTTATGGATGGCTGACCTCAATCCTGCGAATCCGTACGGACGAGGAACGGGTCTTGCACGGTCGCTATCTGACGAACTTGAGACGGATGAGTACGCGGCGAAGCATACGCGTCAACTCTTTTTTAATCGGGCGCGACCCGACATGATTATTTGGCCCAAGCAACAAGGCGCACACGATATCGGTCTTCAGCAAGACCAAGTACGACGCTTAGAAGAACGATGGCTTGATGGACACCAAGGTTTCTGGCGAGCGTTCAAACCGTTCTTTGTCGGTCGAGAAATTGAAGTTCACGAAGTCAATCAGTCTCTTCGCGACCTCCAACTTGTTGAACTAAGACAGTTCGAGCGAGACATGATCGTGCAGGTCTTCGGCATTCCTCCTGAACTCCTCGGGATTCTTTCAAATAGTAATCGCGCCACGATCGATAGCGCTGACTATTTATTTTCTAGATGGGCAATCTTACCGCGCTTGGAATTCTTACGATCGCAGTTACAAGAACGGCTCGTTCCCGAATACGACGACCGACTGATTTTAGATTACGTTTCGCCCGTTCAAGAGGACCGCGCTTATATGCTCGACGCTGCAAAAGCAGCACCGTGGGCGATGAAGGTTGATGAATGGCGCGTGTTGCAAGGTCAGGAACCTCTTGGCGACAACCACGGCCAAGTTCATTTAGTTCCAACAACCCTCGTTCCGGTCGAGTCGCCGCGAACGCCTCCCGCACCTGTTCCAGCAACGGGTGGCGATGTTATTCCGGCCAACGTTGAGGAGTTAAGTCTTCAAGACCACCTTCAAGTTTTTAAAGACGCATGCGACACCGAAGCCGTAGATATCGTTCTTCGTGAACTCGCAACCAACCGAAGCGAGTTGATCGACATCTGGAAGCGCCTTGACGAAGAAGAACCTGTTGTGATGAAGCGTGTTCGTAAACACATTAACGAATTAAGTAATCGCGTAACACTAGAAGACCTGAATGGACTCACGAACGGCCCAGACCTTGAGCGCCTAATCCGGTTAGATGAATGGCTGAACGAATTTAATGACCTTATGTTTGAGACATGGCGATCAAGCTGGATGCTCGGCGCTCGTTACGGAGCCGAAGATATTGATATTGAATTAGTTCGCTCTGCAGCCAATTTAATTAAAGAAGACGGTCAGTCGTATGAGTTCAACGTTGTGAACCCTATTGCTGTGAACTGGGCCAAAATTCACGGCGCTGAGTTTGTTCAAGAGATTGGACTTGCGACGAAGCAAGCGATTCGAAATTCTGTCTCGGTAGCGATGGTCGAAGGACTCGCGTCCGAAGTTGAGGCCGCTGAACTATTGAAAATCAAAATCGGCTTAACAGATAAGCAGCAGCAAGCCGTCCACAATTACAACGTGCGACTTAAAAGCTCTCGACCGGATTTGAATTACGCGGAACGAATGAAGCGTGTTAAGCGATACCAAAAATCTAAAGTGGCGCTCCGAGCGATGACGATTGCACGAACAGAACTTGCGTTTGCGAGCGCGGCAGGACAACGTGGCTTATGGGAGAAGGCGGCTAAGGACGGACTCATCAAATTAAATATGATGAAAAAGAAATGGATTGGAACGTTCGATAAGCGCCAATGTGCTATCTGTAAAACGCTTAGCAAGTCTCCCCCGATAGCGTATGAGAAAACGTGGCCGGTCGGGATTAATACGTACGCGGATGCTCCAGCGCATCCCAACTGTCGATGTCGAACGTCCCTAGTTCGCGCAAAGTAAAGTTCAGGCAGATCAACGTCGAGGTCGACACAATGGAAGACCTCATTCAGTACTTGGAGAAGTACAAACTGTTTAAACCCAGAAGTGATACGCTAAGTTCACATCGACAACCGGAACAGAAAGCCGAACCCGTTAAGAGAGAACAGGGTGGCTTGTTTGATTAACCGGTTAAGGAGGGGTCATGGGGTGGCTAACACTTGGCATGAAGCTTCTGCCTTACATAGTTGAGGCTGTTAGCTGGGTTGAAAAGTTCGTTACTGAAAAAGGCCAGCGCAAGCAGGACGCCGCTGTCTATATGGTCAAGTCAACGCTCAACCTTGTAGAGGCTGGAGCTAATAGAAACCTTTTAGATGACGACGACGTTGAGGCGGCGACGAGATCCGTAATTGACTCCGTCGTTCATCTCCAGAATCTCATCGCCAAAAAACGTAGTGAGTAAACCAGTTCGGCCTTACGTTCTGAGTCCCCATAACGTGGACACCAGAATTGTCGACAACGAAGTTATCGCGACCCCTCGTCGGCAGCGCGTGGCGATTACTGGCGCGGGAAGATCAATGAAAGACCTCCCGTGGAACGACCCGACGTGGGAGTTGTGGGGTATTAATAATTTCTGGAACGCGATGCGTGACGAAGAAGACCGCCTTCGTGCTGACAGGTGGTTTGAATTACATCCTCCGACAACAGACATTCAAGACCCGTTCGATATGATCTGGCTTAGAGACTGCCCAGTACCTATCTATACGACAGAGCCATTTCCCGATAACCCGAACGCAGTTGTCTTTCCGGTGGACGAACTCGCCGCCAATTATCGCGACTATTTCGCTTGCACCTTCGCGTATCAAATCGCCTTTGCGATTGATGAAGGTTTTAAAGAAATCGCTGTACACGGACTAGAGCTTGCGTACGGGACGCAACGCGAAGCGACAGTCGAACGATCTTGTGTCGACTGGTGGCTCGGTTATGCGGAAGGCCGAGGAATTAAAATAACAATTCCAGAAGGCGACCATGTTGCAACACACTGGCGTCGGTACGGTTTCGACTATTGGCCGGAAGCGCGTACGGTCGAGCAATACGTAGGTTCGTTAATAGGACGGAAGGTGGCTGAATAATTCGGACTTGACACTTTTTACTTTGCTCACCATATTGGTGGTGGGTCGATGTGTAGTGGGAAATCGGGACGAGGTCTGACTGACGTGTTGCTCTCCACCACGCCAGTCAGTTCGTCCCGCCTCTCGCAACCAAAGGACCGTTATGAGTAGACCACAAAACTTAGTCAATCTAAGCGATTGGAAACAGACTGTGCTTCGCGATGCTGATGAAGCCGAGTCGACTGTTTTACTTCGCAAACAATTCGTAACCGAAGTCGAAGCTCTTGAAGACCGGTCAATTAAATTCATTATTACTACGGGTTCCGCCGACCGAGAGAACGACGTTATCGATCCAAGTGGATGGGACGTATCGAACTACCTTAAGAATCCGGTCGTGTTGTTCGCTCACGATTATGGTTCGTTACCAGTTGCTAGAACAACAGAGTTGGTACAACACGGCGATAAGCTTATTGCAATTGCTGAGTTTGCAAGCGCCGAACTCAATCCGATGGCTGAGCAAGTTTTTAATATGCTCAAGCAGGGTTTCTTAAAAGGTGCCAGCGTTGGCTTTCGACCGACGTCGTTTCAATACAACGACGAGCGCGGTGGCGTAGATTTTACCGGCCAAGAGTTATTAGAATTTTCAGTCGTACCTGTTCCGGCGAACGCCCAAGCGCTTATGGCTGCTGGACTAGACGACATCGATACTGAGTTACTTCGACAGTGGGCGACAGAAACGCTTGAAGCTATTGGGAAAGGTGTTTCCCCTAAGAACGTGTCAGAAGAAACAGCGCCTATGGATACGCCTTGGCGTCGACCAACCCTCGGCCAGTTTACAGAGGAGCCGTGGGACGGTTTAACTAATAGAAAGAAACGAAACATCTCGGGACATTACGCGTGGGCAACAGCCGCCATTCCTGACACGTTTGGCGATATGAAACTTCCACATCATCGTCCCGACGACGGGTTCGTTGTGTGGAGAGGCGTTGTCGCCGCGAGTGCAAGGCTGAACCAAACGAACTTTCCGGACGGAGACCTCAAGAAGGTTCAACGGCACCTTGCGAAACACTTTGAAGAGTTCGATCGGACAGCGCCTTGGCTTCGCGATGCTGAAGCGTGGCTGAAGTTTACTGAGCGTCGAGATGAGTTTATTAAGACGCGAGGGAACGAACCTGTTAGCGAGGAGCAGCTTGCTGAGCTATTAGCCGATTCTGGATTTGAAGACGAAGCGATCACGTTAATGACTTCTGACGAACTAACGTCGGAGTCTGTAGTCGAACTAGTCCAAAAAGAAATTACAGAAGACCACATGGAAGACATGGATGCGTTTGCTGACGGTGTTCGAAAGCAGATGAACGATATCAAGTTCGCTGTCCGAGCCGCCATCAAACATGTTGACGACTTTCAAAATAGTTATCGAGGTGCCGACGCCAAATACAGCCCAGAAAAAACGGAGGAAGAATCCGTTGTTGATCGCAATAGCTTGGAAGAGGGCATCGTGCTAGAGTTATTTGAGAGCGATGCTAAAAAAGAACAGAGCGAAGAAGTAATTGCGGTCGACCAAACGCTTTTGGCTGATGCCATACGAAGTGGACTTAGTGAAACGGTGATCGAGCTAGTTAATTTAGAAACGAAAAAAGCGGTCAACGCGATGCGCGGTCGAATCGATTAGGAGAACGCTATGAGCAAACAGGGAATGACTCGGGAGGAGCTTGGAGATTTCGTTGTCGAAACCTCTATTCCTGCTCTCAAAAATCAACTTGGCGAAGATGTCGCTAAGTTGGTATCAGACAACATTGAAAAGATGGCCTCCGATCCAAATGGCCCGTGGGCTAAGGCGACCAACACCGCAGGCGGTCTCCTTAATGGTCGGCAGCAGAGTGCGCCAATAAAACAACGCGAAAAAGGTATGGCCTTCGCAAGAGTCGTTCGCGCGATGGCTGCTGCCCGTATGAACAAGATGGGCGCTGAAGGTGCCACTAACGTATTGCGTTCATGGGGCGACGACGACATTGCCGACACCATGCAAGCAGCACAAACGAAAGCTCTCGCGGCTGGCGATGCTACGGCTGGAGGGTTTTTAGTACCGACAGAATTCAGTAACGAGGTTATTGAACTTCTACGGGCGCAGTCGGTTGTTCGAAAGCTTGGCGCACGAACAGTTCAGATGCCGACCGGGACGTTGAAGTACCCGAAGATTGCAACTGGCGCGAACGCCACCTACATTGGCGAAAACGTCAACGTTGGGAAGAGCGAAGAAACGTTTGGTCAGTTGACGCTTACGTTTAAAAAGCTCGCCGTGTTAACGCCAATCTCTAACGACCTTCTTCGCTATAGCTCTCCAAGCGCCGACGCGATTGTTCGCGACGACTTGGTAAGCGCGATGGCGACAAAAGAAGACACGTCGTTCCTGCGAGGCGCTGGAACAGACGCGACCCCGAAGGGTCTGTTGAACTGGTGTTTGGCTGACCAAAAGATCGCGTCGAACTTAACTGTCAATCTTGCCAACATTACTGACGACCTCGGTCAGTTGGTGGTGAAGTTAAAACAAGCCGACATCCCGATGATTTCTCCGGGTTGGGTGATGGCTCCTCGTACCGAACAGAAACTTGCGACCATTCAGAATGCGAATGGTGCGTTTGTATTTCGTGACGAGATTATTCGTGGCACATTGTGGGGATGGCCGGTTGGTATAACAACCAACGTTCCCATTACGCTCGACACGACAGGCGCTGGGAGCGACAACGAGTCTGAAATTTATCTTGTCGATTTCGCGCAGGTCATTATTGGCGAGTCGGCTGGTCTCATTGTTGACTCATCACAAGAGGCCGCCTACCACGACGGATCAAACGTCCAAGCCGCCTTCAGTCTCGACCAGACTGTTGTTCGTGCAATAGCTGAACACGATTTAGGAATGCGCCACGACAAAGCAATTGCGATGTTGACAGGCGTTACGTGGACTCCATAGGCCGCTGGCGAACTTAATTGCGGATGAGGTGTAGAACATGATTACAAGGGACGTTGCTCAAATTAAATCGCTAAGCGCGGTCATCGTAAAGTCTTACGACGCAAGTTGCGGCAGTAACGACGGAACGACTAGTAACGAGGTTAAGGGTCGGATCATTGACCGTCTTGGCCTTGGAACTGGTTATACCGCCGCACTCATAAGCGCTACAGGCTGGGGTGACATTGGAACAAGTACGGCGTCTGGCACGAAGTTTATGACGGTGGGTGCGCGTTTACTCCATTCGAGTACAACGTGTGCTGATGACTTTAGTGAACTGTCGACAGCGCATCGTGCTACTAACCAAGCGTTGTTCTTAACAGGCAACACAACCTCCACGCTTGCTAGTGGCTTTATGGCTACCTCAACAAGCGTTGGAACGTTTGGTGTCTTTACAGCTACGGCCACGGGAAGCGCGGCCGGAGAGTCGAATGCGTTTTTGGATCTGACAGGCGCGCAACGTTTCATTCAGGCGGCACTGTTATGGAATGCGAACGCAAGTAGCTCTGGCGGCTCGGCGTTGCATGAGGCCGGTGTAGACATTTCGTTTGGCGCACCCGACGTGGTACCGCTAATGACGACGTCGACTGCACCTGTCTATCTGACAACGTGTAACGACGCATAAAGTCCTCATGGTTAAGGTCGAGGTTGTTGGACGACCTTTATCGCTTAGACCAAGAGGTCCGATGTTTCAGGTTGGCGAGAGGTTTTCGTTAGACGACACCAACCCTGAACATGCGAGCTATATTAGGCGTGGCTGGGTTCGTTTGGTCCCAGTCGCGCCTTTTTTACGTAGTAAGAAAAAGTCGGTTATCGACCCACCCGCCGACAAGATGGTTCGTAGATCCAAAACAAAAAGAAAAGGACGGAGAGCATGAGTAGCCACATCGACGCGAAAGAAGCAGAGCCGGGGAGCGGTGTTCGCTTTGATCATAAAGCGGATAACGGGTTCGACTTAAAGATTATCGATAAAGAGAGAGCCATTGTTGAAGGGACTCCTAAACGTGACAAGGTTGCGATAGTTGGATTCGCCACGTCGAGTAGAGACTTGGCACCGTTTGATGATCCGTCGTATGAGATTTGGACACTAAACCAAATTTATCGACACGTTCCTCGCTGTAGTAGGCATTTCGATATCCATTCCTATTGGGAAGAGGACAACGTTGAAGGTACGGATCATCGTGGTTGGATACGCGACTGTCCGAGGCCCGTCTACATGCACGACACGGAGAAGGACCTCCCAAATAGTGTTCGGTATCCGATTGAAAAGGTTATCGAGATGGCAGGAATCGACTACTTCACCAGCACGGTCGCGTTCGAAGTTGGTCTGGCAATGTTGGAGGGGTTTAAAACGATAGGACTTTACGGAATCGATTTAATTGTTGGGACAGAGTACGCAGAACAGAAAGCGTGTTTAGAATTCTGGCTCGGCTTAGCTCATGGGAAAGGGATTGAAGTTATTATTCCGGGTCAGTCGGCGCTCCTAAAACAATCGCATCGTTATGGATACGAACGCGAGCCGGACTTTGGTCCTTTAAAAATTAGCGAAGTGTCGAATCGAATCGACCATCTATCGACGGAGCGCAATCGAAAGATGGCGCTGATAAACGCCTTAGACGGAGCGTTGGCTGAGAACGAACGCAAGGTAAGACAGATCGACGAACTGACTCCGAAGGAACGGATGAACGTGTTACAAGAACAGAGAGGCGAGGCTCTCGCAACAATAGCGACTATCGACGGAGCAGTACAGGAGGCGACATATTGGCGCGACCTGTTTACGCTTCGTGGTCGTGGTGCGGTTGTGAACTCGAATATGTAGATGCTGACCGTCTGTACTAGTAGTACTGAATCTCAACTCGCGTATCTAGGCGACCTAATGACGATGTTAGGCGTGACAGCCTCGTCATCAGGAATGGACCTTGCGCTGACACAGGCGAGCGGATGGGCCGAACGCTACGTCGGGTTCCCGTTACGTCGACAGGTGTACGAAGAGACGGTGGCTAGTTACGGCTCTCAAAACTTAATGCTCAGCCGCACCCCAATCATAAAGGTGCAGCGTTTTTTTGATTCGACTAGCACATGCGAAGCGACGGAATTTCAATCGAGCGAATATCGTGTTGCGGACCCCGAGGCTGGATTTATAGGGCGCGATCAAGGTTTCAGATGGACAGCGCAAGAGCGATACAGTCTTGGGAGTTACGTGGTTCCTCACAGCGAACTGAAGCCTTGGCTCGTGGTGTACGAAGCGGGATTTCAGTTTCCAGAAACGTCAAGTACCGACAGCAAATGGGCGACGACAACAACAGCCAACACGTTACCGCCAACTATCGAAAGAGCCGTTCTAATTCGCGCAGCAGAAATGTATCAAGGCATGTCCAGCGTTAAGAGCATGAAGGTTGGCCCGTTGTCTGTTACGTATTCAAGCGAAGGATATGACACGCCACAAACGTTACTGCGACCGTTTATGAGGATTGAGACCACCTGATGCCTTTTAACGTCAACGTGTTTTCAAAGTTGATGCAGCAGAACGTAACAGTGGAGCCGTTCGCGTCTTACGACTCATATGGGAATGCCAGTTACGGATCAGCCGTCGCGTATGAGGCGGCGGTAGTCGGAAAGATTGAGCGAGTGGTAACAGTTGAAGGTCAAGAGGTTCCTAGCCGCCAAACGGTCTATCTGAAAAGCAACGTAACACTTCGTCCGGAAGATCGCATTACGCTATCGACTGGAGATGTTGGATCGACGGAAGGTTACGCGATTAATCCGGCCATCGTTTCGATCGGCCATTTCCCGTTCGGAAAGAATGCTGGATGCACGGTGGTTTATTTAAAGTGAGAGCAACATGAATAAGATTAGTGTTGAGATTTCCGACGCCGCAAAAAAGAACCTGAAGACGTTTTGTCGTGAGTCTGGTTTAAAGACTGACGAGGCTGTGTCGTGGCTTATTTTTGAAACGGCTGTTCCTTCTATCTCTCGACAATCTAAAACGACACGCAATCAAAAGATGTCTGTCTCGTTAAGCGACAAGGCGTCGAAAGTCTTGTCCGGAGTTTGTAAACGGACACGGTCGAGCGAAGGCGTTGTTGTTGATACGTATTTATTGAGGCGCTTTTAGTTATGGAGTTGAACGTTGAATTATTAAACGGAGTTCAACGTTAAATTTAAAAAATGCGACTACACCTGAAGGGTCACAAACAGGTCGCCGCGAAACTTAAAAGTCTCGCGATTGAGTTTCCAAAGGCCGCTGCGATAGCGTTAAACCACGAAGCGCACGACGTGTTAGACCAAGCGCTTGAGTGGACGCCTGTACGAACTGGTCGACTTAGGCGTACTGGGAAGATTCAAAGCTTAGCAAAGCCGAAGAGTCTCTTCGTGCGAATCACTTACGGTACTAATTACGCTCTATATGTACATGAGATACCTCCGGGTCCGAAGAAGCCACAACAAGCGCTAAGGCCGAAGAAGAAGAAGAAAAAACCAGCAACAACAAAAGACGCTGGCCCGTCAGCAAAACGTCGTGCGTACCATGCGCCTCCAACGCGATGGAAGTTTTTAGAGGCCGCTGTTGATATGCACGCTAAGGGATTCGAACAACGAATCGGTAACGAGATGAAAGAGATTATAGGTTTGTAATGTTACTTGACGACATTTCTGACCTCTTAACGACTGGCGGAGTAACGACATCAATCTTCAAGTCGTTTCTTCCGGAGCAACCAGATAACGCTTTAGTGCTAACCGAAACGGCCGGACAAGGACCAATCCACGCCATGTCGACCGGACCGGGAAACGCTCAATTGGAGATTGCCGGCCTTCAGGTAATACGTCGCTCTACTAGTTACCAAACGGCTCGTCTTGAAATGCAGACCGTTATGGACTTGCTAGATGGCTTAACAGAGCGCACCATTAACAGCACGAGATACTCGTACGTGGAAGCGAGACAAGTTCCTTTTAGTATGGGGAGAGATGAGTCAGAAAGGTCGTTAGTGTCGGTCAACTTTTTAGCCTATAAGACTCGGTCAACGGAGTAAGTAAATGGCGACAGTGATTTATACGAACGCGGAACTTTTTATTGGTGGGTACGACCTAAGCGCTGACCATAACGAGCTTGGACTCGACTACTCGTCTGAAATGCAAGACGTGACAACCTTCGGACAAGACACACGCATTAAAACAGGAGGTCTCGAAACGGCTTCGGTGTCGGGAAACGGGTTTTGGAATGGCGGAACCAATAACGCTGACCAAGCGTTCTTTAATTTCGTCGCCGCTATCGGAGGCGAGTATTCGAACCCGCCTCTAGTTATATTCGCTAACGGGATTACCGAAGGCGAAGAGCTTAGTGCTGGCTACGCGATGAAAGCGACGATAGCGAATTACAATATTGGTAACACGGTTGGCGACATGCTAACGTTTGATATTACGGCTGAAAGCGCCGGAATTAAATAAAAGGGAGACCTCATGGCCATTGTTAGAGCCATCCCACTTAAGGATGCGACAGAGACAGCGTTAACGAGTTGTGGGGTTGGAACAGCGTATGACATCGGAGCGGTAGCAGACGGAGAAAAGCTTTATGCGGGACTTCACGTTCTATCGTCATCAACTGGTGGGTTGACGGTGCGCTTACAAGGGTCCTCGTCAAGTGGGTTTGGTGCTGGGAAGTTTACGAGTCATGTCTCGTTTAGCGAGAACAGTTGTCGACACGGACAGTGGGCGACACCGTTAACAACGGGAACAATAACGTCGACGCACCAAAAGTTCTGGCGCGTTGAATGGGGAATGACAACGTCTGGTGAGTCCTACAAGATACTCCCGTGGATGGGTATTCAGTAAAGAGGTGACAAGAGATGGCAACACTGGTTTATACAAACGCGAAGATCGAAATTAACGGAGTCAACCTTTCGGCTCACGCATCTGAAGTTGGCTTAAATTTTGCGTCCGAAATGCAGGACGAAACGGCGATGGGCGACGACACAAGAGTTCGCAAAGGCGGGCTAAAGGATTGGTCGATCGATGTCACATGGCATCAGGACTTCGCCGCTGGCGCAGTTGATGCAACGTTGTTCTCGTTAGTCGGAACGACCGTGTGTGTTGAGCTTCGTCCTCAAAATATTTGTTCGACAGCTATCAATCCAACGTACTCAGGTATCGCTTGTATCGAAAGCTATAACCCTGTGGGTGGTGCTGTTGGTGCGTTACTTGATGCGCCGACGACGCTCCAGTCCGCTGGGTCGCTGTCGCGTGCCAGTTCGTCGTAGGCAGCATGAAGGTTAACGGTAAGAGCGGTTCGTTGTTCTTTCGTTACCAGAAGGCAGTCAACTTGGGAGTATGGACGATTGAACCTGTTACTAGCACATCCGGTAACAGGTTTCGTCTTTCTGCTTCTGTCGAATCGCTTGTCGAACCTTGGTGTAACGAGCGGCCGTTGGATGTGAAATTAGATTTCGGTAACGCACAGTGGTTATGGGAAAACGTCGACCCGAAGACAACAGCGCCCACGATCACGTTGGAACTAGAAAACGCACCCACAATAATTAAGGAGAGAGTTAATGGCTAACGTCTGGTCGGTAACGCCGGAAGAGAAAAAGATTGAACTCGTTTGGGATGACGGAGATACAAAACGAGAATTCTGGATTTCAGTAAAGCAACGTCTGACGGTGGGCGAGAACAGAAATATGCTGAAGTCGATTAGTAAGGTCTCGACAAAGATAGCCGGACGAGGACAAAAGTCCGAAGGCGGTGCGGAGGCGAACTTTGAATGGACCGAGTACTCGTTCGCACGATGCTCGGCGTACTTACTTGACTGGTCGTTAACTGACGAGTCGAACAATAAGTTGCCACTCGACCGTCCGACACTAGAAAGCTTCAACCAAGAGGTCTTCGATCTAATCGACAACGCGATTGATAAACACGAACAGAACGTAAACGAAGCACACGAAAAAAAAACAAAGAGTGGTGGTCGGAAGCGCAAAGCGACATAGCGATTATGCGTCGTATGGGGTGGTCGTGGCAGGACTACTCCGGACTCCCGGTCGTTTATGTCCCACCGCTTCTTGAGTACTTGCGAAAGGAAGACACCGATCGACGTCGGCAGTCGAAACGATAAATGATATCTGGACGGATCGAGGCGATTCTTGAATTAAAGAATCGCATGAGCGCGAAGTTCAAAAAGGCCACGCAGGACGCTGAAAAGTTCCAACAGCGTATGGACAAGATTGGTCAGAACGCGACACGTGTTGGTGGCGCGATGACTGCTGGTATCACGCTACCGCTCACGGCCATCGCCGTCGCCTCAGTAAGCGCCTTCTCGTCGTTTCAAAAAGAGATGAGTGGCGTGCAAGCCGTTACGCAAGCATCAGGAAAAGACTTTCAAAAGTTAGAAGGACTCGCGACACGCATGGGCGAGTCAACCGTCTTTACCGCAACGCAATCCGCAGAAGCGATGAAGGCGTTCGGTCTTGCCGGTTTTGAGACTGACGAGATTATGAGCGCACTAGAGCCAACGCTCAACCTTGCGGCCGCTGGATCGATGGACATGGCGACGGCCGCTGGTATCGCCGCGAAGGTCACGCGAGGTTACGGAATCGAAGCGTCAGGCACGACACATGCGATGGACGTGTTAACGAAAGCGTTCACGACATCAAATACGAATCTTGAGGAACTCGGGAACAGTTTCAAGATGGTTGGGCCTGTTGCGAAGACTGCTGGTGTGTCGTTTGAGATGACAACTGCGGCTCTACAGACAATGGCCGACGCTGGTATTACAGGGAGCGCTTCTGGCCGACAGTTACGTCGAGCGATGCTGCGGTTAGTTGACCCACCCGGAGAGGCTGCTAAGGCGCTTAAGAAGCTCCGCGTCGAAACGAGCACGGCCGATGGTCGCATGAGACCGTTTGACGAGATTATTCAAGAACTCGAACCACATCTTCAGGACACTGCCGCGATGGCTCAAATCTTCGGAACGGTCGCGATGCCGGGTATGGTGGCTATTCTCGAAAAGGGTTCTGACGAACTACGCAACATGACCGCCGCGCTAGAGGACTCAGACGGCACGGGAAAACGTATTGCTGATGTTATGTTGAAGAACCTCAGCGGAGCGTTTACGTTACTGACAAGTGCGATGGAAGGCGTCTGGTTAGCGATTGGTAAACAACTAGAGCCAATCCTGATGACTTTAATGAAGGTCGGCACAAAACTCGCTCATGTTTTTTCACGAGAAATTATTCCGGCGTTTGCAACAATGGATCCGGGTATTAAGGTTGTTGTTGTCGCGCTCCTCGCGCTCCTCGCGGCCGCTGGACCCGTCTTAATGATGTTCGGTTTATTAGCGCCAACCATCCCAGCTATCGTCGGAGCGTTAGGAACCATCGCCGGAGTCTTAACGGGTCCGGTGTTATTGTTTGGCGCGTTAGCAACAGTGATTGCCGTTTACATCTCGCGAAGTGAAATGGCGCGGAAGTTTGTCGTGGCGCTTGGTCGCGTTTTATTAAGCCTCGCGAAGGTAGCACTAAAGGGTCTCATTCTTGGTTTCAACTTAGCGCTGGACGCACTCTTCGCGTGGTGGGATTTTCTTTTTACTGCGCTCAACTTTCTAACGGGCGGTATTGTTGAGAAAGCGTTCAACGCATTAACGGGTGGACTGACATGGTTAGCTGACGCACTCGGCGTTGCGGAAGAGGCGACTGAGGACACGTCGCAGGCGCTTGACGATTGCGCTGTCCCTGTCGCGACAGTAACAGACGCACTCGACGGACTCGCCGGAGAAATTGATGACGATGTCGTTCCGGCAGTTGAGGACATGACTGAGGCGTGGGAAGAGATTGCGAAAGGGTGGAAGACTGGAGCCATTCCTGAAGCCAAAAACATGATGTTGGCGCTTGCTGACGTTGGCGGTATTTCAAGATTGACCGTGGCTGAACAAAAGGCGCTCCATTCAACAATCGATACAGCTATCGCTAAATATAAAGTGCTCGGACAGACAGCGCCACAAGAGATGGTACGTGTCTGGCAAGCGACTCGACGTGTTGGAGAAGAAACGAAACAGGTTGTTGCAAACATTATTGGCGCCATTAGCACGCTCCCAACGTTTGCCGAAGCGTTCCCTTGGCTGGCAGAAGAAAACCAAATCAAAGTTACAACCTCATTAGATCCGAATCAGATTGTTGGTGGTATCGAACCGGAGGGCATGGTGTCGGTCGGCCAAATGATGGGGTCGGGATTAAAGAGAGGATTCGCGGCGATTGTTAGCGGGATTCCAGACACCGTTATCGACGCGTTCAAAGGCGGTGGCGGTCTCTTCGGAGCGTTCCAAGCTATTGGAGCGCAAGCTGGCGCAGCGTTCGGAGGCAATACGCTTGGCGCGATTGGCGCGAAGCTGGCAAGTAAAGAAGGCGCAGGAAAAATGCTGAAGGGATTCGCGTCAATGTTGGGTCCAATCGGCGCGGCGGTCGGCTCGTTAGCTGGACCTCTTATTGGTGGCCTTAAGAAATTATTCAGCGGACCGACAGTTGCGGAGTCTGTTCGTAAAGCTGGCGGCAAGATGTTTGCGAAAGGTATCTCTCAAGGTCTATCCGAAGCGATAGAGGCGACACGGGAGTCAACGCAATCAGATTTCGGCGCGATGATGATGCACATGAGTGACATTATTGAAGAACAAGGTGGTGTCATCGCGATGGGTATGGAAAAAGCCATCAGCAGTGTGCGTGATATTTTTAGTGCTGTCGAACAAGGTGGCATCACAACCGAACAAGCGGCCCAGACGTTTGGCGAATCGTTTGGCAAGATTGCAAGCGCGATGGTTGAGTCGGGCGGCATCGCGACCTCTAAATTTACAGAACTCATCACGCTTGCCGAACGTTTCGGTACGACAGGCGAAACAATTAAGTTCGTAGGCGAACAAGCGAAACTAGCATCCGTCGGCATCGCGGCCATGTTTGGCCCGACGATTGAAGAGGCGAAGGGATATAACGCGGCTATAGCGAAAAACAGGGAAGAGTGGGAGGCGATGCACCCTGCTCTCGACAAAGCTCTTGCTGATTATGAAAAAGTTTTCGAGGCGCACAAGAAAGGCAAAGCGTCCCAAGATGACCTTGACGAGGCTGGCGCAAAATATAACCAGACGCTTGAGCGATACGAAGAACTCGCGAGGGAGAAAATAGAACTTGATGAAAAGCTGAACAAGCTAGCCTCGCTATCTCAAGAAGAATTGGAAGACCTCGGCACGATAGCCGTTGCGTCGTTTGAATCGGCGTTGGCTGCTGGCATGTCGTTTACTGAAGCCGTGGAAGCGCACGGTCCAGCGCTCGACGCCATTATCGACGCGCAAAAAGAACTTGGAATCGAATCTGATAACGCTGCGATTAAAGAGTTGTCGCATTTCCAAGATCGGATTCGAAACAACAAAGGATTAGTCGCGGGAGTAGAAGCGTTAGACGACACCATGTTGGCGTTGTCCCGAACTGGATCGTTAAACGCTGAAACCCTCGGCGCGATGGAGCGCCAAGGGAGTCGAATGTATGACAAGTTGATCGAAAAAGGATTCACGCAAGAACAAGCCGTTCTAATGATGGGTCCTGCGCTGAAAACAATTATGGAGGCGCACGAAAAGCTCGGCATCCCAGTTGATGAAAACACACAACGATTAATCGACCAAGCAAAAGAGGCCGGTGTTCTAGAGACAGAACAGAAGAGCGGGTGGTCGGCTATTGAAACAGCGGTCGGTAATCTTATTTCTAAAATGGACACGTTGATCGGTAGATTGACAGGCGTGAAGAACGAAGCCGACAAGATTCCGAAGGAAATAAATATCGCCGCGCATGTAAGTTATACAGACAGCGGAATAGATACGTCAGGACAGCATGGCCTTGAATTTGCGGCCGCGCACGGTGGCATCGTTACTCGACCATCTATCGGTTTAGTGGGAGAGGCGGGTCCCGAGGCTATTATTCCTTTGAGTAAACTCGACAGCCGCGACGAGCGATTGTTTCGGGAAATCCGTTCTCTCAAATCAGAACTCCGCAACCTTCCACTCCATTTACGGGACGCGATACTGCTGGCGGGATAAGTTATGCCAACAGTTACTGCGACTCCCGAACTTTATACTCGGTACGGTGGATGGCTTCTTGGGGTGGATGGGAGTAGCGAACTCGGAACGTCCACTCGTATCGGAGGCATCGTGACGAACATCACTTCCGACGTTCGTCTGGGCGAAGCAGATGTTGAATTGAGTTATGGCGTGGGAGCGGCTGGACCGCTCGACCGCGTAGCGGAAACAGGAACATTGCTATTTAGTTTAGATAACAGCGCCACGAACAGTCACGCAGCACAAGGCGCATATTCACCCGGACATACGAACGCGCTTGCTGGTTGGGACATAGGAAACCTTATTGAGCTTCGCATTACGTACAGCGGAACAACCTATTACAAGTTCACCGGAACGCTCAGTAAGATTTCTCCGGCTGCTGGTCAATACCAGAGTCAAGCCGTTGAATGTGTCGCGGTCGATTGGATGGACGAGGCGGCCATTTCTAAAGTTAAAGGCGTAACCGTTCAGTCGAACAAACGGAGCGACGAGCTTATTAAAGACCTTGTCGACAACGCAGTTACAGTTCCTCCAAAGTCGACCGACTACGCAACTGGGCAAAGCAGTTTCGTAACCGCATTCGACAACCTGTTGGACGCTCAGACATCCGTGTTAAGAGCGTTACACGATTGCGTGATTTCAGAACTCGGATACCTTTACATCAAGGGAGATACAACGGGTGGAGGGGTGCTAACGTTTGAAGACAGACACACAAGGCCCAAGACAGGAGCGGCGGTTGGTTCGTTTAATAACACCATGACCGGTCTTGAAGTCGATCGAGGTCGCGACGGGATTATTAATACCGCCTATGTTGTTGTGCATCCGCGCACGACTGACGGATCGACGTCCGTGTTGTATGAACTAACGACGACCGGAAGCACACCATCTATTCCACCAAGTTCAACCATCACAATAAATTGTCCATATCGAGAGGCGTCTATTAACGCGTATCGCGTTGCGGCCGCGACAATTATTACTCCCGCGAGTGGGAGCGATTGGATCGCCAATTCCGCATCTGATGGGACTGGAACCACTTTAACTGCCGATGTAGATGTAAGCGTTAAGACGCAGGCTGCCAACGCTGTCGACTTGGAGATTACAAATAACAACACGACAGCGACCGCCTACTTAACGACGCTCCAAGTTAGAGGAACGGCCATTCGGGATGTTACAGATACCGTGATGTCGGCAACGGACGACGTTTCAATGAACAAGTATGGAGAGCGGGATGTGCGTATCGATATGAAATACGAATCGAACGCTGGCGAGTACGGTAACGAGATTGCGAATTGGATTTTGAATATCTATAAGGACCCACGTTATGTCGTTAACGGATTCAGGTTGGCATCAAACATATCCGATACCATGATGACCCAGTCGCTCGCGAGAGAACCCGGAGATAAAATTACGTTTGCCGAGGCCATGACAGGAATAAGCACAACCGATAGTGGTGTCGAGGTTGGTTATTTTATAAACGGAGTCCGTATGAGTATCGGCGCGGGTGACATAATAACGACCGAGTGGGTCTTAGCGCCAGCCACCGCAACACAGGCGTGGGTTCTCGATCAGGTTGGTTCAAGCGAGTTGGGCTTAACTACGAACTTGGGGTTCGCATGATAGATAACGTTATTCATGGGCCAGCGGAGGGACACCAACATGCAGGCGTGTCCGACGTTACGTCTTACTTGGAAGTGCATAGTCGAGCGATGACGAAAGCAGAAAAGAATGTTTTTGAAGTTGCCGACCCGATCGACGCCTATATCAATCACGGGCGTTGGGTTATCAACTGCGAGTGTAACGGCGGTGGTTTAACGAGTCCGACGTTCAAGGTGTCGTGTTGTTTCGATTGCGGAAGACGTTACGTGAACGTCGTATTTCCTTCGAACGCTAAAAAGATCGAACGCGAACTTCTTAAAAGGCGCGAAGCGCATCATCGGAATTGGAAAGGCGAGTCGTTAAAAGTACTCGCCGCTGAACAGAGGTAGGAGGGTAAAACTGTGGGATGGACCTCAGCACGCACTTGGGTTTCTGGAGAATTAATTACTGCCTCAATTATGAACACGTATGTGCGTGACAACCAAAACGTTCTCAAGACGCCCATAAACGATTCTGGTCAGATTGAATTTACAGATGCAGCGGAATTGACCATAGCGAGCGGTGTTATCACCGTGATTCAAAATTTTCATTCTGTCGATTCTGAGGGTGATGCAGCCTCAGACGACCTCGCGACTATCACAGCCGGTGCTGACGTGGCGGCCGGGTTCGTGCTAACGCTTCGCGTGCAGGACGCAGCCAGAACGATTGTTCTAAAAAACGGTACTGGCGGCGCAGCCAACATCGACATCGGAGCCGACGTAACACTGGATGAAACTTTCAAGACTTTCAGCCTCGTGTTTGATGGAACAAATTGGAGGCCGTGGTCGTTTGCTGCCGCACCAACGTTCGCCTCGCTCAGTCCACTCACGACTCGTGGCGACCTCCTTTACGGATCAAGCGGTACTCCGACTGGCGCACGTTTGGCCGTTGGAGCGGCCAATACTGTGCTGGGGGCAGACGGTACGGATACTGCATGGCAACTGAAACCTCTAACGACACGTGGAGACCTTTTATATGGATCGTCTGGTGTGCCGACTGGAACGCGATTAGCGGCAGGAGCGGCGAACACGCTGTTGGGGTCTGATGGAACTGACGTGGCATGGCAACTCAAACCACTCACGACACGCGGAGATATTTTATATGCGTCTTCGGGTGTTCCGACTGGAACGCGATTGCCTGTTGGAGGGTCGGCTGAAGTCTTAACATCTGATGGAACCGATGTGGCGTGGGCGGCAGCAGCAGCCGGTGGCAAAGTCGTTCAAGTTCAGAGCTTTTATTACACAGCGCAAGTCGGATCAACATCCAGCACATTCGCGACGACTAATGTTGTAGACACAATCACGCTTGCTGATTCCGATAACAAATGTTTAGTTATTGCCTCTGTTGGAGGGATTGCGAAAACAGGAGCCACCAGTGTGCAGCTTCGGATCAGTCGAGCCATTTCTGGTGGAGCAACAACAATCATTCCCGGCACGGGAAACTGGGAAAGTGCGGCGGCGTGGACGAACACGACTGGAACCAACCAAGTCGGCGGGTCGACCATAACCACTTTAGATAGTCCAGAAACAGCCTCAGAAATTACGTACACGATTGAGTTTGCCAACGCTCAAAACGTTTCTAATACATACGTGCAGATTGGTAACGGTCGGTCGAGTATTACCCTGATAGAAATCGAGGTCTGATTTATGCACAACGAACTATTCCACGGCACGTTAAATGTCATCACTTGGAAAGTGCCGGACGCGAAGTGTGTAGTGGACGGCGTTGGAATGGACGGTGTCTTGCGCGAAGGGTCTTGGGAAGGTCCGGGTGACCCGCCAACAACCGAAACGATTGAAGGATGGAAACAAGAATTTGTTGACGAGGAAATCAGTATCGACCTTGATGCCGAGAGTCGCGTAACAGATGAAGCGCTTGCTGCGAGCTACGCTGTGTTTGAAGTCACGACAGGCTCGCCACCAACAGATACCGAGAAGCAAAACATACATAATGCGATGGTCGAAAACATGAAACAGATATGAACATTCCCGATTACAACTGGTTCATCAATAACTGGAGAGATAGCGCTTACGTTCAACTTCTAGACGGCGATAACGTTCTCGCCTTTATTGGTCGCGTTACACAACAAGCTGAGTCAGTTGGACGTAACGATATCGAGTTACTCGTAGGCCACTCTTTATATCGAGCGCTATACGAACAAGATCGATTCGGTTCTATCGCCAGCATTCTTAACGACATTAAAGCGCCAGCGGAGCCGACTCATGCAGCGCGTATTCTTAACGGACCTCTCAGCCTTAATGGTCGAGCCGTTAAAGATACGCGCTCGTCTTTTCCTGCTGGTGGGGTGGGATTATTTTGGCTTCCATACTTAATCGATCGAGATGACCTACACGAGGTCGACCGCCTAGCGGAATGGTGCCACGCTTCAGGAATTACTTACGTCAGATGGTTTGGCGCGCACGACTGGGCCGGAGGAACGTCGCCAGCCATTCCGCACTATTGGGAACTGATGGCGCGAACGCTGCAAGCGCTTCGTCAGCGCAACCTCCGCAGTCACATCACAGCGTTCACACGGCGAGACATGATTAACGACCCTATCGGTATGGCGAAAGAGTGGGGTGACATTTGCGGAGGGCATAAGGATGCCGTCGTGTGTTTTGAATGTTGTAACGAATACAACCATCCCGATAACGGACCGTGGTCGAATAACGAAGTTCGTGATGTCGGACACGCGTTTCGATCGAGGAATTCTGACACCCCGTTAGCGCTAAGCGCTCCTGCGGCTGAAACGTATGACGAGTCTAACGAGCAACTCATTAACCTCCTTAGCGGAAGCGAAGCGAACGCGGTCACGATCCATTTACCTCGCTATGACAAGACACAAGAGGGACCGTGGCGATGGGTCCGACAGCCGTGGCATACAAGATTTGGAATCGCTAACCGAAACTTTATTATCGACAACGAACACACGCGATGGGACAAGTCGAACGGCGGGAGGAAGGTCGAGGTTGCAGCGGCCTCGCTCTTGACGGCTTTTATTTCCGGCTGTGGCATGTCGACTCATCACGACCTTCAAAGCGTTCATATCAATCACGGGATGTTTGGCGATACGCCAGAAGACCAACAACTTTCGAAAGCGTTATCAAAAATCTTTTCGCTCTTACCAAGCGACCTTCCCAACTGGACGCCGACTCGACTTGGGAACGGAGGCGGCCCACATCCGTTTCCCGACCTAGAGGCGCAACAGTGGACGTTCAATAATATCTCTCATGGTGTGAGTCGTTCGTTCGCGTCAGTTCGTGGCGAACAATTCGTTATGGTGCTTAATGGCGTTCGCGATTACGTTGACCTCAGTAACGTTCAGACACATCCGTTCTCGGTTGTGTCGTTAAAAGATGGAGAGACGGTTTACGACAACGGTCGTGGCCCAGTTCATTTATCAGAACAACTCGGAGGCGCGTTTATGGTAATCACGAACGGATTAAGTGATGGATATAGTTGAACTCATACGTCAGTCGCATCCAACTGACGTTGCTGGTGTCTTGGCGCTAGTCGTTTTATTTTACGCTCGTAAAGATGCCTTGAGCCATCGTCGCGAATGGAAAGAAGTTTCGGAGCGATGCGAACGACACGAGGCAACGTTGATCGATTTAGTAAAGGAAAACATAAACGCGCTTTCTGAAAATACCGCGACCTCTAGAACAGTGTTGGAGTCGACAAGGGAGTTACGAGTAGAGGTTACTGAACTAAGAAAATCAAACAGCCGACATTAACGTTCAACTCCATCTTGAGATTCGACTATGACAATCGACAAAGTATTAAACGATGTTCTCGATAGAGAAGGGTGGCCAAAATATACGGACCATCCGCACGACAGAGGAGGCCCAACAAAAGGTGGCATCACAATTAGAACGTTGGACGCGTGGAGACACCGACGTTGCACGCGAAAAGAATTACAACGTCTTCAAAAAAAAGAAGCGTTATCTATTCTTCGTCGGCGTTACGTTGACGTTCAAGGTATTCAATTACTCGACAACTATTTAATACAACCACAAGTGGTCGACAACGCTGTCTTATCTGGTCCTGTGTTAGCTGTAAAAGATTTACAACGCGCCATCAACGTATCCGACGACGGAATTATTGGTCCGGTAACAATTAAAAAGATAGATGAGTTCGGACAGGAACGAACCAACACGTTGTTAGTTAAAGAGAGAACCATTCGACTGTCTCGTATTGTTGTTAACGATGACACGCAATTAGTTTTCCTTGTCGGTTGGTTGAAACGTTCTTTGTCTTTCTTAAACGCTTAACTAAAAAAGAAACGCCTCTCTCTCTCTTCGTACATACGTACGTACGTACGTACTTATGTACTTATACGTACGTACGCCTCGCCTTGGTTTCAGTTTTGAAAAACGACAAAACGGACCGAGTTGGCGCTTAAAAAACGTCACAGCGCCAAAAAAAAGTTCATATCGAACGGAATGCCTGCATATACGTCAAAAATAGTTCGCCAGAATTCTTGGTGGTACTGCCTTTCCTCATACGCTCCATACGATAATTTCCTTGTGATTGACATGGTTGATACGGAGTCGCTAGTGGCCAAGGCCGCTGCCGAATTTTTGACCGCGTCTTTTTGTCGCTTCGCGTTTGCGACGTGTTCTTTTAAAACCAAATAGCTCGTAACGACATAGCCACTTGTATGTGGCCGCGATTGTCGGGTGTCGGCAGACCGAAAGGACGGACACCGAGAGTAAGTAACGAACGGAAGTAGTAAGTGGGGTGACCATGTCCTGCAAGCCCAAGACGACTACTGGAGAACGTTACAGAGTTCGGGACTCGCACTCAGATAAGTCGAGCGTCCAAACTAGTAACGGAGTCTGACAAACTCCTAACGGCGAATTGCTCGCGACGACATTACGCAACCTGACGAGGGTTGTCGATCGCGAGAACATAACTGAAACCTCTCACGTTGGTGTTTATTCCTCAGTCGATAGATTGAACCCGCTGGGTCATACCCTTCGACACGACCGCTTGCTGTAACGCTTAACCTTGAATGGATAGCGCGGCTAGCGACACAGGGGATTAAGGTAGGCATCGCGTTGAAGTTCACCGTTCTGCTAGTAAGAAGAAGAAGGGAGTCGGGCGAGAACTTGTCTCGCCCGTTCCTCTAAACGTTCTTTCGCGAGAGCGTTTAGAAGAACGACGTTACAGATTTATAACTTTGTTAACTACTGCGCCAAAGGCGCGAGGAGAAACATCATGGCGAAACAAAAAACGGATAACGGGTTCTCGATTACAGTAACGGCTGACGGTGGCGCGTTTGTTTTTACGAAGAAGGAATTCAACAAGCAGGTCGCGAACGTTAAAAAGGGTATCGACTTTGATTTAAGTAAGGCGCGAAGCATGTCGTTTGAAGTTCGGCGCTTGGACGACATTAACGACACGTACTGGCCACGAGGCTAACTGAAGGTTGTTAGGGCGGTTGAGTAAACGCTCGACCGTCCAATAGAACTTTCCGTTTCCGTTTTAACTAACCAACAACTACTGCGCCAGAGGCGTAAGGAGAACAACGATGGCATACAAAAGAAAAGTCGAAGGACAAGAGGTTAGAAAGATTCAAGATGTTCCAGTTGGCGAGTTCGTTCGGCTTGACACACTGACTAAGAAGGAACGGATGTGGGCGACGACAGCATCAATTGAACGCGGTTATGGATTCACAAAGAAGACTTACAGGAACGAAGGATGGGACAAAGGCGAACGCGAATACTTCGTGGCCGACATGGACGACATCAGCCGTGGCCGTTGGGTTATGAAGAACACAGTGGTCTTGGTTGGCTTTACGTACTAAGCGTTGCACGGGCGCATGACCACATCGGTCATGCGTCTAATGGAGTGCTTAGCTCTAACTCGTTAACTACTACGCGAGAAGCGTAAGGAGAAGACAGATGACATACGAAGAATACGAAGACGTACTGACTGCGGAGAAGCTCGTGGTTGCTAAATGTAAAGATGAACTCTTGAAAGCTGGTTGCCCAATCCTGACAAGGAAACGCGCCGACCGACTCGATACTCGTAAGGCGATCCACGACGGCACCTGCTTTTTGATTTCGCTAGAAGGATTGAGCGCCGACGCTGCAAAAAAGATTCCAGCGTATAACGACATGGTGGTGTGGGGTAGTTACTACGACGACATGTACATGAGCCAGACGCTTATTCGTATTGCTGAGAAGCATGACTGCTACATCGAATGGATGAACCCCGGTTGCCTGAGCGTATGGGCGCTGTAACCACTCGACGTTGTTTAGAGGTAGCGCTTCGGCGCTGCCTCTGCTAGAACGCCGACACCGTTACTCAATCGTTAATCAACTCGCCAGATGGCGAAGAGGAGTAGACAGATGACTGACACAAGAAACAATAAAAGAGAACCCGCAATGTTTGGCTTCCACCTGATTCAATTTGCTAAGGCGTACGCCGGGATGACCGCGACACAGCGTGCATCCGTTGAAGTTGCGGTTGAGACAGATGACTACGTTGATGAAGATCAGACTGAGGCGATTTGTTCGCAGATCGCAAAACCACTCGCGATGCTAATCAACAACATGAGTACTGACGACGACTGCGAAGGGTACGACGAAGATGATCGGTCTGTTGCTGAGCAGTCGCTTATGGAAATGATCGACAGGATTGATGGTTGGGCTTACGTGAATAACACTGCCGACCGTACCGTGATCTTGCATTCAAGATAGACACGTTGCTTAGTGCTGTTCGGGCGGCCAAGGTTATGAGCTTTGGCCGTCCTATAGAGCATTAATAACTTTGTGGCAGAGTAGCTCAGTCGATAGAGCGCTCTAGAAGTGGACGCTTGCGGTATCCGGTTCGCGACCGGCTCCATCAACGGCCAAGCTTCTAGCACCTATAGCAGTAGGTGGTCCCTTGACGGGGACAGGGGCGAAGGTTTGATTCCTTCCTCTGCCAGCCTTTACGTCGTTCGTTCTGAAATGTAGGTAGTCGTTAATCAAAACTAATTCGCCAAATGGCGAGGGAGAAGACAGATGACAAACTTTAAAGAACAACTCAGTAAGATTCGCCCGTCGGTCGTTAAGAACACGCAGGTCAACCAGTTGTTCAATCGACAGGCTGTTGACGCGAAGTTCATCGTTCGTTACGAAGGTAAAAAGATTGCGGCTGATAGGACATAACTTGCTTGTGTCCAATCGCTAGTTCGTTTCTGTTTCTTTTAATCGTTAACCAGTTAACTTTTTTTAGTGAGGTCACCATGTTAGAAAAACTTATCGACAGCGTGATGAAAGCTCGGATGGTAGGAACGCCTCTTATCGCTATTGAAACTCCTGATCAGGGCGCGACCAGCAAGGCGTTATTCAAAGCCGTGGCTGACAGAGCCGAGGCGAAAGAAGCACCTGTCCCATTTATGTTTTGTTGGGATTCCGCACAAGGCATTCGTCCGATCAACGAACAGTCAAAGTCGGCGCTTGCCGAAATGCTTGAACCGGTTGGTGGAGACATCGAGATGACCATCAATCCTGCCCTCGCGATTAACGTCTTACGTACTGCGCCAGCAACTACGTTCGTTGTCGCCTCAAACCTGAATCGCTTTTGGGAAGACAACCGACTTGACCCACAAGTGGTTCAAGCGATTTGGAATCTTCGTGACCAGTTCAAAACATCCGGTCGAACGTTTGTGATGACTATGCCGGACTGTTCGCTCCCGTCAGAGCTTCGACACGACGTGGTGGTCTTTACTGAAGACCTTCCGACAGCCGAGGAGATTGCCCCGGTTGTTCGTAAGCTTCATAAGAGCGCTTCGTTATCCGACCCGTCGGATGAGACTGTTGAGAAGGCGACACACCTCTTGTCTGGCTTGGCGCTTCAGCAAGCCGAGCAAGCTTGCGCGATGTCCTTAAGTAAGGATGCTGACGGTGGCTTGGACATGGACATGCTTCGTACACAACAGCGGCAGCAAATCGAACAGACTCCCGGCCTTGAGATTTGGGATGGCGATACAACGTTTGACGACATCAAGGGATTAGATGCGTTAACTGGTTACTTGAGAAAAGTAATTGGCGCGAAAACGAAAACGCGAGCGTTCGTCTTTATTGATGAAATCGAAAAGATGATAGCTGGCGCGACTGGTCAAGGCGATTCGTCTGGCACATCGCAGGAACAACTGGCTTACTTTTTAAACCATATGCAGAAGACGAATGCGAGAGGCATTCTTTTGGTTGGTCCTGCTGGAACTGGTAAGTCTGAAATCGGAAAGGCTGCTGGGAACGAAGCTGACTGCTGGACGGTTAGTTGTGATGTTGGCGCGATGAAAGGGTCGTTAGTTGGCGAGACAGGGAACATGACCCGACGAGCGTTGCGTGTTGTTGAATCTCTCGCGCAGGGTGAAGCGTTTTGGATTGCAACGTGTAACTCGATCGACAGCCTCCCACCTGAACTGCGTCGCCGTTTTTCATACGGAACGTGGTTTGTTGATCTACCGAGCGACGCAGGTCGTAAGGCTATTTGGAAGCACTACTGCAAGAAGTTCAATTTGAAAGCTTCAGGTGCATCCAAGTTTAATCACGAAGGTTGGACAGGCGCGGAGATTAAAACATGCGCGAGCATGGCGAACGATATGGACATCGACTTGAAAGAGGCGTCGAAGTTCATCAGTCCTGTCTCACGTTCCAGCGCGGAAACAATCCGCAGACTTCAGACGCTTGCTACCGGCCGTTTCATGTCGGCTGAAAAAGGTGGCTTCTATAAAGCGCCAGAAGCGAAGTCGATTGTTGACGCGTCAGATGTGACTCCTGTCATGTCGCTCAACGCTGAACGCATTATGGAAATGGACGAGTCGTAGGAGCGACTCGTTTGGTTGTTCTAATGGCGGCGGTCGGTTCAAACGTAAAGCAGACATCGGTAACGGATCAGAGGCTAGGGCGTTCATTGTGTATCGCGCCGAGGCCAACCAAATATCTGAGGGCCGACCTTCTTGTCGCACGACAAATGTTAAGCAGGTATCGGTAACGAATCAGAGGCTAGGGTGTTCATTGTGTATCACGCCGAGGCCGACCAAATATCTGATGTTCGACCTTCTTATCACACGACATATGAACCGGTCGCCGCATTTTTAAGAAAGAGAGAAACGTTATGAGTCATGTTGCTAGTGTTGAGGTCGTTGTTAATGACCTCGCGTGTCTGAAGAAGGCGTGTGAGATGTTGGGCGTTACGTTAATCGAAGGACAGAAGACGTTCAAATGGTATGGACAGTTTCTTGCCGACTCAGACGTCGGTCGCGCCACAGCGAAAGAGTTTAACGCGAAGGACTTTGGTAAATGCGAACACGCCATCAAGGTCCCCGGATGCAGTTACGAGGTTGGCGTTGTGAAGAACCCAACTGGTAAAGGGTATCGGTTAATTTACGATCAGTGGGGCGACGGCGGTAAGGGTATCGCCAAAAAACTTGGTGGAGAGAAGTTGACGAAGCTCACGACCGAGTACGGTGCCGAGGTTGCTACGAAACAGTTACGGCGAAAGGGATACACGATTGGTCGCCGCTACCTTAACAACGGTCAGATTAAATTGACCGCCACGAAGTAGGAGATACGAACATGAAGACGATTGAGGTTGTTATAGATGAAAGCGGTGTAGTCGTTTCCACTTCTGGATTTGCTGGTGGCGAATGTAAAAAAGAGACAGCGGATTTGGAACGCGCCTTGGGCAAGACCACGAACGATACGAAGACAGCGGAGTTCCACAAGCCAGTTCTCAACAAACTGAAAGCGAGGTAGTCGAAATGGAAATCACCATACTAGGGAGCCAAATGGCTTTTATCTACACGGATGATTTGGTCGACTTGTTAGATGAAGGCGTTGCAACTATAAAGCGTGTCAGTCATGTCGAGCCTTCGCCCATTCTGGGCGGCGGTATCGGCTGGACGGCTGATATGTCTCCTGTCGACGGACCAGTACTTGGGCCGTTCGTAACTCGACAAGAAGCTTTGGACACCGAGGTTGCGTGGCTGAAGAGAGAGCGAGGTCTTTAATGTCTCCTAAACCTTCAGGCACGGGCGAGGTGGTTGGTCAGTTTAATAGTTCCAAGTCTCCTGACATTATTTGGACTGTTAAAGAGGACAGGTCGAAGCCAGTAAGCGACAACAAACGCATCTGGTGTAACTGCCCATCGTGGCGGTTCTCCCATAAACGTTTGGGTCGTTACGAATGCAAACACACAAAGCACATTGTCGAACGTCGACAGGAGCAAGGTGAGACAGTTGCGCTCGCTCAGGAACGTGTCGAGCGTGAACAATTCCATAACTCTGAACTGGGAAAGTCGTTAGTCGGTAATAAGAAACGACAACTCAATTCAGCAAAACGGAAGTTCGCTGTCGCGGTTCAACGTTCTGGCGTGAGGTTAACAGACGCAGCTTTCAAGGCGCTGCTGTATGAGCTTCGTCCGTATCTAAAGAACGCTTCTGAGGCGCGACTAAGCACCAAAGCACCCGTTATAGACGACGACGTGCTTCGCGTTATTACTTTGGACTAACCCGTTAACAGATGGCCGGAAATGTCCGGCCATCATTTGAGGTCACCATGACAATTGATAAAGGTTCAATCACATCGTTAGCAGATCGAGCAATTTACTTAGTGTTGGACTTCAGCCACCTTGGTGTCTGGAGAGGTGTTGAGACACAAGACACCAACAACGACGTTCGCGCGTCGAAACGCATCATCAAGTCCAAGGCAGTTGACGACATGCGGAAGTTAAATTACCGCGTTCGCGCCATGCTGAATAAGTACTCGCTAAACTCCCTGTTCCGTCCCGGTGTCTATGTCATTCCGATGGATTACGTTGAGGCGGTTGATGTGAATTTACAGAGCGCGTTGAACGAATTAAAAACCGTTCGCGAGCAGTTGGTAACGGAGTGGTCGGATGTGATTGACGATGCGAAGGAACGCCTTGGCGAAATGTTTAATCCAAACGACTACCCCTCTCCTGAGTCGGCAGCGCAGGAGTTCGATATGACTTATCGATACGTGCCAATCGCACAAACCCCGACGGTGTTACAGAACCTTGCGGCTGACATTTATAAGGCCGACCTTGAACGGACAAAAGTTGAAACAGAAAAAGAACTTGAGGCGTTTAGGGCGCACCTTCGTGTCACGCTGTTAGAGATTGTCGATAACATGCGGAAGACGTTGACGAAGCCGGACGATTCAAAACGTGTCTTCGGCCAGCGCTTCTTTAAACGGTTGGACGAGTTTCTTGAAACGTTCGACGTTAAAAATCTGTCCGACGATAACGACTTAAAAGACATTGTGGACAGTCTTAAGAAGGTTGCGACTGGCGCGGATGTTAAACAGCTAAAAGAGTCGAGCGACGTTCAAGCCGCACTCGATACTAAGTTGAAAGACATTACCCATTCAATGTGTTCGATGTTGATCGAAGACGACACACGTGTAATAGACCTCGACTAGGAGAGTCGATAACTGGCGGCTCCTGTAATGGAGTCGCCGCTAGGAGTACGTAATGGAACATCAAGAAGATGCGAGAAGACGAACCGTGCTTAATGAAGACAGCGTGCTGGCAGACGCTGACCAAGGGACGTTGCTGAATGCGTTCTGGTTAATTATGGATGTAATGATTGGCTTGGATTACACAAGTAGTTCATGCACCTCGTGTGACAGAAAATCGTATAACTCGATCGAGCAGTTCAAGGCATACGACTTGCTTAGTGGGTGCGTTAATCGGTTGTCGAAGTTAATTGACGAGGACCGTCGGCCAGCCGTGCTTGAGGCGCGACAGGACAGAACGAAAGAAGTCTTGATGCAGATGGCCCAACATACGGAACGATCTGGCCTTGTTGCGTATCCTGACAGCCCAAAAGGTGTTCAGGAATTTGTTAAGACGGGTTCTTTAACGTGTCTCAATTTTCAAGACGTTGAGACGTTGCGGTGGGCGATAAAAGAACTCAGACGAAGCGATATAGAGGAGTTCAATAATGTCTAATCGAGTGGTGTTCGGCACAGCCGATGAACATTGGGGCGCATGGGAGGTCAACGTATCGCTGTCAGGCATTAACCATCCCGAGGGGTTCAACAAGGAGGTGGGTTGCCACTACTGTGTCCATAACAAGAAGTACACGGTGTTCATCCGCATCCAGCAAGACGCTAAAGAGGGTGGACTGGAACATGGCGCTCATCAAATGATCCATCTGTCGATTAAACGTAACGATAAGAAACCGATTAGAGAATGGCGCGACCTTCTTCGTATCAAGAACACGTTGGTTGGCGAGGAGGTTGAGGCTGTTGAATTGTTTCCTGCGATGTCGCGTTTAATAGACGAGGCTAACCAATATCATTTGTGGTGCATACCAAATTACACGTTCCCATTCGGCAGCAAGGTGCCGATGGTAACTGACCGAACGGGCTACTCGTTTCCTGACGGTTTAGTTGTTCCAGACTTACCGTTTAAACAAAGATTAATTCCTGACTGGATGCGCCAGTCGTTAGATAAGAGAAAAGGAGAGTGATAAACTATTGATATGAGAAAAGGTCGACCCACGTTGTATCCCAACAAACCAAACAGATGTCATCTAACTGTGTCGCTAACGGAGGAATGTCGACACCGGATAGATAAGCTTGCGAAAACGATGTCCTCTAGCTTGAGCGACGTTGTTGAGTATGCCGTTTGGCAGGTTAAAAACATTCCTTCTAAAAGTGAGGTCACCAGTGTCAGAAGAACTAACAGTAGTTGACCAACCCGTCGTTGTGGATTCGTTAGTTCCGATCCATACAGGCGCGGATATGGTTGAAGCCTACGACGCATATGTCGAGTTACAAAACCAACTCGATAAGCGCATGAGCGATGCGGTCGTAAATATCAAAGGCAAAACGTTTCGCACGAAACAATACTGGCGAGCCATCGCCCGTGCCTTTGGTCTTAGCGTTGGCGTTGTCGACCAAGAGCGTCTTGTTACTGAAGATGGCGATTGGGGATACCTTGTTACATACCGAGCCTCGGCGCAGAACGGGAAGTTTGCTGACGGTGATGGCTCGTGTATGGCGAGCGAAAAGTTTAGTGGAGGCGACACGATCCACAACGTTCGTTCGCACGCTCATACAAGAGCGTTCAACAGGGCAGTCAGTAATCTTTGTGGCTTTGGAGAGGTAAGCGCTGACGAAGTTAATTACCAGACTGGCGAGGTAGACACTGCGCCGACAGCGACACCGAAAGCTAAACCGAAAGCCAAGCCGAAGGCTAAGCCAAAGTCGGCTCCGGTTAAGGCAAAGCCACAACCGACCGCGCCACAAAGCGACGAGCAGGAATGGATACAGAATGTCTCAACCATTCGCACGTTGGCGAGCGGTACGGTGCTGTATCACATCGAATCGAACCTTCGGAAGTACACGTGTCTAAACGAGGATGCGCGTATGGCTTGCGAGGAGTCGCAATCGCAAATGTGCTGCGTTGAAATTGGGTGGGATGCCGGAACGACTAAAGCTGGCAAATCATTCAACGGGATGAACAATGTCACGTTACTTATCAATCAGTTAACACCGGATGGGCTACGCGATACGGAAGAAGAGGTTGGAGAAGTTACGGCCGACGACGTTCCGTTTTAAGTAACACATCGACCCACAGGCGAGGCGTTGCTATTGGAAGGCAGCGCTTCGCCTTTTTTAATCCACAACCCAAAAGAAAGAAGGACGAGATGGAAGACAAAGAGTTACTCGCGAAGTTGGAAAGCTTTAAGGTTGATCTGTTACGCACCAAAACATTCTTGCCAGTAACGGAGGCTAAGATGTTTCAGTCCCACATGGACGACCTCGATAAAGAAATTAAGCGCCTACAAGATGGCAGCATTTCCCAAAGCATCAAAGGCGGATTGGGTCTTTACTTAGAGTTCATGCAGAACGATGTGAAAGATTTAATTCCTCGCATGCGTTCTCCGTACAAAGAAGGCATGCAAGCGCTTGTTAAAAACATCGCCGCGACGAGAGCGCTACTTCGACAGTTCTGGCACCGGACAGATGAAGTCGGCCTTCCGTAGACTTGAACGGGCGGTCCTGTATATGGACTGCCCGTACTTGTTTCCAACGCCATACTAACAACCAAGAAAGAGAGGGAGACATGAACAAGGAAAACTTGATTCGTGTGAGCTATCTATTGAAACGTGCGGGACTAATACAGGAGTTCCCGTTAACGCCTCAAATGCGACACATCCTTATGCGCGGTTCAGCCGTCCATCGTTATTCGATTGGCCTCGACACTGCGTTCGACAATGGAGGCGAGTCGGAGGCGAAGAAGTACATCGAAACGTTTCCGCTTAACCTGCAAGTCTACGGACAGTCCATTTTGGACTTCAGGAAGAAGTTCGACGTCAATTACGTTCGCGTCGAACAGCGTATAGATGACCCTGCGTTACGTCTTACCGGATGCCCAGATAGAGTCGGGACGTGGCTACATCCATCCGAAGGCGTAGGTCATAACGCTGTGTTCGATTACAAAACTGGGAACGAATACAACTGGCATCGGCTGCAGTTGGCGCTCTATTCGATTCTGATTGAACGCGACCCCAACTATCCGTTCTTCATTACGAAACGCATCAGCGTTTACCTAGGGAAAGACGGAACGAGCCGGACAGTTGTACACGACAACAAAAAGGATATTGCTGAAGCGTGGTCGTTAATACAGCGCTATCTAATTAATGAAAACGAGGTCACCATAAATGCCAATAAATAATCTCCACCACGAACACGTGTCAGAATTCACGTCGCAAGGCGCGTTAATTAAAAGACAACTCGACTTGGGATACAACAACGTCGAACTCGACAAGCCGTTAACAACTGACCAATACAAGTTGGCCGCTGAATTGTTAGCGGGGTATCGAGCGCTAAAGGCTGAAGCAGTTAAGTTTTACGACGCAATGTTGAAGCCGTTAAACGAAAAGCGGAACACCATCCTCGGATGGAAGCGCGGGGACGTGTCGATCATTAATGACACTATTGATGGTCTATCGACAAGTCTGACAAGCTACGAAGCCGAGCAGGAACGTCTTCGCGAGGAACAAGCAGAACAAGCGCTTAAAGATGCCGAGAAAAAAGCGGCAGCAGAACGCGACGACGTTCTTGATGAACTGGAGGCGTTATGTGGCGACGACACGTCGCTTCAGAAGGACGTAGAGGCGCTTAAAACGCAGCCTCCAGTGTTGAACATTACGTTTGCAGACGAGCCGGTTAAGAAAGAGGACGTCGCTGTCTCGTCACGCGATACGTATTCAGTCAACGTTGTCGACATGGTGTTGCTGGCCGAGGCAGTTGGTAATCACCAAGTCCAACACGACGTTCTGAAACCGAACCAAGGCGTTCTAAATAAAATCGCCTCGCTTCAAAAAAAGAACTTCAATCTTCCCGGTTGCGAAGTTCAGGTGAAGCGTTCATATAGAAGGAAGGGAGGTCGCTAGTGTCCGATGTCGTAGGGTCGCCGCTGAGTACGTTGACGAACGATGAATTTGAACAATGCGTACTTGGACAAATTATTGTTCACGATGCGTGGCAACTTTACGCTTCGTTCGGAGTCGCGCCAGAAGACTTCTGGAACGCCGAACACAAAACTATTCTCCGCGCTGCGTCTGACGTTTATGCGTCCGGTGTATCTCCTGACCCCGTGTTAATCCATCAACGTGGCGGGAACCCGTTCGTTATTAGTAAATGTATGGACGCGTGTGTAAAAGTTCGCGAGGAGAACAGTCGGTATATGTTGTCGCAACTTCGTGAACTGGCGAGAGCGAGGGCTGTCTATTATGCCAGTCAGGACCTCGATAAGAAGCTTTCGAAAGGGGACGCGACCGCGCACAAGATTGTGACTGAGCATTTATTAGCGATCGACCAAATCGTTCGTGACACGTCTGAAGCTGGCGTGGTGATGAATGCTGAAGCTCAGTTTCGTGCGGTGGCTAACCTTGCGAACAATCGAGAGTCCGAACGTCGCGTATGGCTCGGCCTACTTCCACTCGACCATGTTATTGACGGCTTGTCACCCGGAGAGATATTGGGCCTCGCAGCCCGACCCGGAATCGGCAAGACGTTATGGCTGGGAAGGTATATGGCGTCAGTGTTGGAGTACGAGATTCCAACGCTGATGTTTTCGTTAGAGATGCCGACAGCGCAAATCGTTACACGCCTCATCCAACCTCAGTTCAGTGTGTCTCGTCAGGATGCATTAACACATATCGCATCTGACAAGATTCAATCCGACGACTACGCAAAACAGTTTTCCAATTTATATATTTGTGATAGAGCCGGACTGAGCGTGGCTGAGATGGAAGCGATTACACAGCGACTAAAGAAACAACATGACATCGGCTTAGTTCTTATCGACCACCTTGGCCTTATTGGAGGTCATACAAACCTTGGTTCATACGAACGGACGAGTGCGAACTCGCGAGAGATAAAAGACCTCGCGAAACGTTGCGAGGTGTCGGTTGTGTTAGCCGTTCAGGTGTCACGCGAAGCTGGGGGAGATGGATCGCTCCCGCTAACGTTGTCATCAACACGAGACTCAGGTGTTACGGAGGAGGTTGTTGACTACTTGGTCGGGCTACATCGTCCAGAGCGTAACCTTTCTCTCGCGCTGGACGAGAAGGAGAAGTATAAGGACGTTGTTATGGCGCGTGTCTTAAAGAACCGACATGGCAGCGTCGGCGCGGAAGTTGCAGTTCATATTAATCCTGACACGTTGGAATGGACGGAGCGGCCGACGCTTCGCCAGCCAATAAGTTCATCATCCAAGCGCTACTAATTGAAAGTGAGGTCACCATGAAGTGTTGCCTGTGTTACGAAGAGATAGACGTTAACGTATTCGGGTGGACTGAAGGACATAACGCGGACCCGTTAAGCGAGGACGGTCGCTGTTGTTCTATTTGTAACGCCACGAAAGTCATCCCGGCTCGACTCAACATAATTGAACCTATTATTAACGCCGACCTGAAGGCGGTAGAAGGCGAGAGAGATGTTAAGGAGTCAGTAAGCTGATGGCTGGCAAGGTGTCGTATACAGAAAAGCTTCGCCAGTTTCTTGAAGCGCATCCTAACGAATGGATTGATGGACGGAGGCTGTCGGACGTTGCTGGTGTGTATGCTTGGCGCACGCGGGTTAGTGAGGTTCGTAAGCTTGGACTGACGATTGAGAATCGACAACGCCGAATGACAAACGGTGTTGTGGTGAGTCAGTATTGTTTTATTCCGTGTGTGGATCCAAATAGGAAACTGTTCTAGTCCAGCCGTGTGTGGTTCTTTCTTTCTTCTTACGCACATGGACTCCTAACGCCTGACCGAGCGTCGGACGAATCGGTTGACCCCGATGGGCTTGCGCCTGTCGGGGTCTTTTTTTGTGTACGTTTTAACATTTAATGTTGCAACTCTATTTCGATTTAACGATCAGAGCAGTCGCAAACATTTAACGATCAGAGCAGTACTAATTTAACGATCAGAGCAGTACTGATTTAACGATCAGAGCAGTCGTAATAATTTAACGTTGCAACTCAGTTTGCGTAGCGTATGAGGAACGTGATAGCGTGTTACTCATACGATGGTTCGCTTTACAGTTATTGGAAAGCCAAGGCCGAAGGGTTCAATGAAAGCGTTCGTTCCGAAGGGATGGGATCGAGCGGTCTTAACTTCGTCTAACCCATCAGTAAAAGAATGGGAGCAGACGATACGACTTGTCGCGCAGGAGTTTTCAGAAGCGTTTACGACTGGACCTGTCCGTGTTGGCCTTCGGTTTGCGTTACCTCGTCCAAAAAGTTTATCAGTAAAGTCTTCGCGGCTGCATACCAAGCGACCTGACATTGATAAGCTTAGCCGCGCAGTTCTTGATGCGTTAACTGACGTGTTGTGGGCTGATGATTCTCAAGTTTTTTCGTTAACTGCTCGCAAGGTTTACGCCTTACCGAGCCAACCACCAAGAGTTGATATAACCATTACAAGCCTATGACAGACATCGTAACGATTAAAAGAAACGGAAACGAAGCAGAACAAGAACGGCAGTCTCGTGAATTCAAGATGAACGATTTCATTTTCTCTCCCACGGGCATGACTGCCGAGAGCCAGACTTTTGATTCGTTTGATAAGTGGAGTCGCACGGGAGAATTTATTCGACTAACAAATCAAGCGTCGCAGTTCTGGTGGGGAGACTGGCTAAACATTGGCGAAGACCTTTTCGGGTCCAAGGCATCTCAAGCGTTAGAAGAAACAAGATGGGACGAAGAAACGCTCAGCGTGTACGCGTGGGTCTGTAAAAACGTTCCTCCAGTTAACCGGTTAATCGGCGTTCCGTTTTCACACTACTTGCAACTCGCAAAACTACCGCACGACCAACAACGACA